ATGAAGAAACTGAAAGGTGTATTTATAATCCTGATGCAACTGCGAGTGCAAATGACGATGAGTGTTATAAAACCGAAAAAAATCGGTGTGCTTCAAAAAATAAAATGAGGAAAATAAAAATGAAACCAAAAAAGGCGAAGCAAGTTCAGGAGGATGAAGAAGCAGCAACAACTGTCGAGATTCAAGTATTGCCATTAAAAAAAAAAATAAAGATTCTTCCGAGTGAGAATAAAGGTAATAAAAAAATAAATAATGATTTTCTTTATCCCGATTTAAATGATGAAAATTTTAATATAAAAATTTCAGAAAAAAAAGAATTCTATGACACAATGAATACTGAAAATGTATACAGAAATAAAGAACTTATAGAACATGCCGATAAAATGTGCAATGCAACATATGAATTGCAACAGCATCAATATTTTGTAAAAAATTTCATGTCATTTCAAACACCATATAATAGTTTACTTCTGTATCATGGTCTAGGTTCCGGGAAAACATGTTCTGCCATTGGAATATCTGAAAATATGAGAGATTATTTGAATCAAATGGGAATAAAACAAGAAATAGTTGTTATTTCAAGCATAAACGTAAAAAATAATTTCAAAAAAGAATTATTTGACATTAGTAAATTGCATCGGAATGAAGCAGGAAAATGGACAATAAGCGGATGTACCGGAAATAAGTATTTGAAAGAAATTAATTTACATATGTTTGACATTGATGGTAATGAAGTTGGCAATGTGTTAGAAGAAGAAAAGATTAAATTAAAAATAAAAAAACAGATTGATAAAATAATAAAAAAGTCATATTTATTTTTTGGATATCAAAAGTTTTCATCGATTATAAAAATGTTGATTAGTGGAGAAGGGATTATAAAAAAGTCTAAAATCGTTAAAAAGGGTGTCGAAGGCGAAGAAGGTGAAGGCGAAGAAGAAGAAGAAGGCGAAGAGGAAGAAGAAGAAGAAGAAGAAGAAGAAGAAGAAGAAGGTGAAGGTGAAGTCGAAGGCGAAGGCGAAGGCGAAGAAGAAGAAGAAGAAGAAGAGGAAGAAGAGGAAGAAGAGGAAGAAGAAGAAGAAGAGGAAGAAGAGGAAGAAGAAGAAGAAGAGGAAGAAGAAGAAGAAGAAGGTGAATTAAAAATGAAAGTAAGTCGTGAAGGAATCAAAAGGCTAAGAAAATATTTCAATAACAGGTTGATAATTATCGACGAAGTTCATAATTTAAAATCTAATAATAAAGATGCAGCTTATCTAGTAAATCTTGTAAAATATGCAGAAAATTTACGATTATTATTTTTATCAGCAACACCGATGTTTAATGACCCGAAAGAAATCGTCTGGCTTTTAAATCTCATGCGAATAAATGATAGACGCCCTCGTATTTATTCGAGCGATTTGTTTGACTCTGATAATAATCTTTTAATCGTTGAAGGGAAACAAGTGGGAAGAGAGTTATTAAAAGAGGCATCTATCGGATATATATCATATGTAAGAGGTGAAAATCCGTATACATTTCCATATCGGATTTTTCCGTCGCAATTTTCTAAAAGCAACGCACTTAAGCAGCAAGAAGTGTATGATGGAGAAAATAGAACAAGAGGGAGCATATTGTATCCCAAAGTTACATTTGACGGAAAAACAACGGTTCCTGGATTAGAACATGTAGATGTATATGTTACCAATGTTGGAAAACATCAAAATGATGTCTACGAGAGAAAATTGGGAAAAATGGAGGAACAGGATAGTAGGAGGAGAAATGTTAGAGAACTTGTAGAAGGTGGTGGTGATGATTTGGAAGACTATACCGAGATTGGCGACATTACTGATAATAGCGCACTTTCAGGATACACTATCAACGATTTGATTTCATTTCGGCAAATATTGAATATGACGTACCCGTACAAGAACGACGACGAAGAAGATTTAGAATACACATATGGGGAGAGAGGGTTGTTAAATGTTATGAAAAAAGAAAAAGGTCAGTATGTCTATAAAAACTCAAAAAATCGGATATTTTCACAAGAACATATTGTAAAATATAGTTCGAAAATCAAATCCATATGCGATAATATTGTTTCAAGTTATAATAAAAAATCGCCATCTAAAAGTTCGTTTTGCGAAGGGATTGTTCTGATATACACTTATTTTATCGAGAGCGGGGTAGTTCCAATGGCGCTTGCATTAGAGGAGTTGGGATTTACAAGGTATAAAAATGAAAATACATCATCAAAGTCCTTGTTTTCAAGCGCAAGCGCGTCTTCTATAAAATCAAATGGGCTAAAATATGCATTAATAACGGGCAAACAATCTATTTCTCCAAATAATGACGTTGAAATTAATGCACTTCGTTCTGATAAAAATTTTGATGGTTCAAAATGTAAAGTTGTTATTATTTCAAAATCAGGGTCAGAGGGCGTTGATTTGAAAAATATTCGCCAAATACACGTAATGGACCCGTGGTACAATATGAGCGCAATCGAACAAATTATAGGTCGCGGAGTAAGAACGTGCAGCCATAAAAAATTGCCTTTTAACCAAAGAAATGTTCAAATTTTTCTGCATGCAAGTATTTTGGGAACAGAAAAAGAGTCAGCAGATTTAGCAATGTATCGTTTTTCTGAAACCAAAGCGGTTAAAATGGGCGTGGTTAGTAGAGTGCTCAAAGAATCTTCTGTTGATTGTATTTTAAATATAAATCAAGGTAATTTTACAGAAGAAAATATCAATACTGAAATAGAGTTATCATTATCTACAGGTGGTACTATTGTTTATAGAATAGGCGATAAGCCATTTACGTCCACATGCGACTATATGAAAAGTTGTCAATATGCGTGCACTCCTGGCGCTAAAATAAAAGAAGAGGATGTTACACTGGGAACATTTAATGAAACATTTATTTTAATGAATGTTGAAAATATTATTAGAATAATAAAATCCGCATTTAAAGAAAGGCATTTTTATACCAAGGTAGATTTGACTCATTTTATAAATCGTATAAAAACATATTCACAGCTCCAAATTAATTTTGCACTCACACAAATGATAAATGATAAAAATGAATATATTTCTGATTACTATGGAAAATATGGAAATTTAATAAATATTGGTGATTATTATCTTTTTCAGCCGATTGAATTAAATGATAAGATGATTAGCTTATTTGAAAGAAGCACGCCAATTCCTTTCAAACGTGATAAAATAACTGTGAAAGTATCACAATCAGAAAAGGTAAAAGTAGGTATGTTAAGCGAGAGAAGAGAGAAAAAAGAAGAAAATACGAGTCGAGAATATGAAAGTGTAAAAAATATTATTTCAAGTATATCATACGTATACAATTTAACTATAAATACATCATTGACTAAAAAAATAAAAAATGATATTGCAGACGCACAAGACCCCGCGTTGAAGTTAATTTCGGGTGCAATACCCATGATATCGAGAGATAGAATTTGGTATATTTATTGTAACGAAATGATACATGTGATTGGAAGAGCAATAGATTTGGATGAAATACATTGGTATATTTTTATTCATATAATGGACCGTTTAACATTTAACGAAATGAATTCACTAATAATAAATTTGAATCATATAGAACAAATTTCAAAAAAAATAAAAGATGAAGCTGGTTTAAAAACGAAGATAGCATACGAGGAAGCAAAGTATACAGCAGATGTTTATGCACCGACATGCGCTAAAAATATATTAAAATATTTTAGTCAGTTTGTTACAATAATTAAAGAAGATAAACTATCAACCGGTGCAACCGGTGCAACCGGTGCGTATTTATTTGTTCCTTCAAAAGATGTGTCTGCGTCGCCTGCATCAAAAGATGTCTCAATGTATTACAAAAAAAATAAAACAGATGAATGGAATGCGTTTAACCAGAGTGAATTAACAAGTGAAGAGCGGAACAATTTAACGAGCAAATTTAAAATTGATAAAACAAGTTTTGCACAATTTTTGGGATTTTCACAATCTGTAAAAGATGGTGTTGCATTTAAAATAAAAGAAAATCAAAATCGAGGAAGTGTATGCAGCGCATCTCCAACAAAAAAACGCACGCTTCAAGATATATTACAACAGTATGATTTTAAACAACCTATTGAAATACCTCAAAGTCTTACTCAAATAACATATTGTATATTGCAAGAAATTATTCTTCTTTATTATAATGATATAAAGTTGAATGATAAAAGATGGAATCTTAATATGGTCGAAGCGGTGTATTCTGTTTAATTGTTTAATCATAATTTAATTCGTTTATAAAATGCGCAAAAATCAATATTCGGTAAAAAATGCGCAAAAATCAATCTATTCTGTCGTCTAGTGAATTTATTGTTTTGATGCATGTGGGGACACCTGAAAAATTATATGAGTCATTTTTGATAATTTTTATTTCTCTTTTATAGGATTTTCGAATTTGTAATTTGTATTTTATAAATCTCTCTAATTTATACTTATGAAACTTGTATAAATAAAATGTAGAATCAAAAACGTATCAACATTTTATTTTATTATATTTGCATTTTTCATTTTTAGAGAGAAGAGAGAATAATTATATTATATTATATTATACAATTATATAATATTTACTATTATGAGTAGAAGTCTTAGAAGTTGTGCCTTATTTTTTGATCATGTACTACCAGCCGTTGAAGAAGCCCGAGCCCTACCCAATCCCTTACTCTCACGAGATGAGCAAATTAGACATATCCAAATATTTTTTAGTGAAATCGGGTGTACAGTCACTCCCCCAAGATTACTCCCCAATGTTGAATTCCCCAATGTTGAAGCGTTTATAGCAGCGTTTATAGAAAGAATGTCTGTTAATGAAGACTTTTTTTCTGAATATTTTAACCTTATTAAATCTAAATTGAGTCCATTCGGACCCGAAGATGTGAAGTATATTAAAAAGAATATAAAAGGACCTGATAGACAAGAGTCATTTATTAAGGAGGGTATATCGGGTTCGAATTATATTGAAGATTTACTTTATGATTTATTAAATACCACTGATCAATATGATGGTATAAATGTTTGTGTTAACCTTTTAATGTGTCCACTTAAAGTATATTTTAAACTATTTATAGATTTTACACGAAATATTCGAAGTATCACACCTCAAAATGCAATTAAATACTTCAATATCTTCATGGATAAATCACAATTAATAATTATGAAAAAACTAGAATTAATTGATTTTTCAAAAATGCAAACTGCAGATTTTCAATTTGATGATGATATTATAAATGTACTTACAAGCAGGTATATAATGTGCTTGGAATTTTTTAAGAGTGCATTAAGGACAGGTTTTACTATTACTAAAGACTTACATGATACTATTGTTAAAAATCATGATTTGTCACATGATTTAGTAGAAAATGTTCTTACAGCACTTGGAAAATTAAAAGGAAATATCCGCAAATCTATGATTACGCTCCAAGTTCAAGAACAGTCGGATAAAGTGGCTTTTTTACAAAAACGACTTGAAGATGTAGATAGAATGGTTACCGGTTTGGCTAAATTAACTTCATTAACCGATGAGTCTATCAATTTATATGATGAAATTTATGAAATAGCTGAAGCTCCTGAAGTACAAGATACCGGACGACAACAACGACAACAAGAACAACGACGACAGCCGTCGTCGCAACATGACAATGTGGGAGGAAGAAAAAGGCAAAAAAAATGTAAAAATACTAAAAAATGTAAAAATAAGAAAAAATCATCACGAAATAAGAAAAAATTATCACGAAATAAGAAAAAATTATCACGAAATAAGAAAAAATCATAACGAAAGTCATAATGTGTACAAAGATTATCAAACACATAAATTGAATCATCAACGCATATCAAAAAGAATAAATAGTAAACATAAAAAAAATAAAATTAATAAAGAATCTCTAACGTTTATAATAAAGTTATGAATAAACAATAAATAAAAAAATTGAAAAAATATAGAGAATATAAAGAATATATAATAGAGTATATTATATATACACAATGTCATCGTCGTCGTCATCGTCGTCATCGTCGTCATCGTCGTCACTTATACAAAAAAAATCATCATCCTTCCAAGTGGAAGAAAATGAATTATATTCAAAAACGATAATGACAACTAGGGTTGTTGTTCCATTCATTCTAGTTGGTTCGAATGTGGAAACGACAATAAAAAACACAATTTCTGCAAAAATGGAAGGTAAGTGCATTGTAGAAGGATATGTAAAGCCAGAATCTATCCGCATTATAAAGTTCTCTAGCGGGACACTTACAAGTAAATATGTAGAATTCGAGGTTGTTTTTGAATGCAGCATTTGCTGTCCGGTTGAAGGCATGCGAATCTGCTGTTATGCTAAAAATATCACGCAGGCAGGTATACGAGCATTTACAAGTTTAGATGAAAAGAAGTCGCCGGTAATTATTTATGTATCACGCGACCATCATTCATCCAATTCATACTTTAATTCGGTGAATGAAAAAGATTTTATTTGTGTTCGCGTAATAGGTCAGCGTTTTGAGTTGAACGATAAACAAGTGTCAGTCATTGGCGAACTCATGCCCAAGGGCGCAGAACCTGTGAAGAAAAAAATTATAATCAATAGAAGGAAGGGGGACATCCCCCTTTAATCCCCCCCGGCCATTATCAAAATCATGTTCAGCGAGTCAGATGCCGGTCACATGTTATATTTGACATGTGACCGGCATCCTTTATGGGCAAGGGGTCAGAGGGGACAGCAATGTCCCCTTAAGTGAGTGATGTTTGAAGAAGATTTGTAAAATTGTCGTTCGACGGCTTTGCTTCAAAGTCGACAACATCTCCAGGTCCTCTTTCTAATTTAAATGTGGGATATCCTTTGACATTGAATTTATCTGCAAGCTGTTTTCCGTCAGAATCTGCGTCACAGTCAACACTTTTATAAAGTATGCTATAATTTCCAACCTTCATATTTTGGTTACTGTTTACAAATTCTTCCCAAATTGGTTTAGCTGTTTTACAGTGCGGACACCAACTTGTTCCAAACATGTAAAGTGTTGCAGTTTTTTTATTGTCCGATGATGGAGGGGCGTTATCTCCCATACTAGATGCGTACCCCTCTAATGACGAGCCTAAATATGAACTGACGTATGTTTTATAGACATAGACACCAATCCAAATGAACAAACACGCGACTAGTAGCATTACCACAAGGTGTCGTTTAGAATAGATTGTTTCCAACGTTGTTTTTACAGATTTTGCAGAAATTGACATTTTTATGTTAAGTTGCTATATATGTTTCTATAATATATAAATATATAATTATACAATAAAATTATTTTACTTACGAATATTATTTTTTTAATAAAAAAAATTAATATTGTGTGAATATAACAATACAACATTATGACGAATGTCTCTGGAAAAAATCAAAATAAAACAAAAAATAGAAATGGAAAATTTATAAAGAATCAAAATAAAAAAACGAAAAAAAAGTCTTCATCAACATATATATTTTCTAAAAATGACTACAACAGCGGAGACGGAATGCTTACATCAGTATGGGGTCCTCCAATGTGGCATTTTTTACACACGATGAGTTTTAATTATCCCACAAATCCTACTGCGGAAGACAAAAAACATTACTCTGATTTTGTATATAGCCTAAGGTATGTGCTACCGTGCAAATACTGCCGAATCAATTTGACTAGTAATTTGAAAGCAAACCCGATTCGCGAGTGCCATTTAAAGTCAAGAGAAACATTTTCTAAATACATATATCGTCTTCATGAAATTGTGAATAAGCGATTGGATAAAAAATCAGGATTGTCTTATTGCGACGTTCGCGAGAGATATGAGCATTTTAGGTCAAGATGCACTAAAAATGACCCTCCTCCAAAAATATTTAATTTTGCAAAAAAGAAAGAAAAAGGGTGCACTGAGCCGCTTTACGGTCATAAAGCGAAATGCATTTTATCGATTGTTCCGCAAACAAAAGATGTTCCATCGTTTCATGTAGACGACAAGTGTATCAAACATAGAGCGGATGTTATACATACATAAATGATTCATAAAAAAATGCAATAAAGTATTTTAAATAAAATATTTCATTTAAAAAAATGAATATTATAATATATTTAATTATATATTTATATTATAATACTTATAACGACATCAACAACTAACTATCAGCAAGTATGATAAGTAAAACAGACAATATTTTATTTTTAATTTTAGCATTATTGCTCGCTCTCATCGGTTCATTCTTTTTTACACCGGTTCGAGAGAATTTTATGTCACACCTTCTTGAACCTGGTACGTTTCCAACCAGCGTAACGAAACCGTTGTTGCAAGGAGACTACCCCCTTCAGAAAGGCGGAGGAGGATTATCGGATTTAGACAGTAAATCCATGTCGGCGTTTTATCCCATTTTCCCAAGTAGTTATCTTCAAAGAACAAACAATGTTCGTTACTGGGCAACACCGAACAACGGAACCTGCAGCCCCGCAAACATGTGCGGAACATTATACGAAGATAAAAAAATAAATATTCCACACTTTCCTCCAATGATTCCCTTTTCATCAAAAGATACGCGCGTCAATGTTTACGCGTATGATGCTGATGCTGATGCCAACCTGGGTCAAGTATAGGTATATATAGGATATTTAAATATTAATACTATTTTTTTTATAAATATATAGATAATATATATATCTAGATAATATAATCATATATATATATATATATACGCATATATTAATTATATTATATTACATATAAATGTGTAGTTATTTTCGTGATATTAATATTTTAATTCCGAACTATAATAATGGTAAATATTTAAATGAATGTTTATTATCAATATTTAGTCAAAATATTCCATATAGTTTTTTGGTAATAATAGTAGATGATGCATCAACTGATAATTCTATCAGTATCATTGAAGAATATTATAAAAAATACCCGGATAATATATATTTTACTTCAAATGAAAAGAATTGTGGTCTTTTAGAAACAACATTTAAATTGTATCAAAAAATAAATAGCTCATATTTTACAGTATTAGATAGTGACGATATGTGGATTAATGATAATTTCTTAAAAACAGCTATTAATTTTTTAAATAATAATCCTCAATTTATGTCCTACTCTAATAATACAACACTTTTTTATGAAAATGAAAATAGACATGATAATAAAAAGTTTTGTGATTCTTGTATACTGGAACTTGGTTATGATAAAATAAATGATGTAATAATTGTAAAAGAGAGTCCGCATACATCAGCATGTGTTTTTAGAAGTTTTGTTTCTAATAAAATGATTGATTTAATGAGTATAATTCTCTCAAATAAAAAAAAAAATGATAATTTTTTAAATCAAATATATTGTCAACTTTATGAAGGTGATTCATTTAGAAACTGGGTGACATGGTCACATGGAAAAACGTATCATGATTATACAGTTACAACTGGTTTTTATAGAATTAAAGATGCTTCCAGATGGTCAGGTCTAGATGAATATATGAAAACTTTATTAAATTTTATATTTTATATAGAAATGTATTTTAAATTAAGTGATAATAATACAATAAACGATTATATTTTAAATTATATGATACCGCCTATCAGTGAATTTTTAAGATTTCTAAAACTAAATAGTATAAATTTAATATCATCATATGTACAATACAATAATACAAAATATGGTATCATTGAATATAAAAAAGCATTAACTCACGCAGTTCATATGTATAATTTGTTACCTGAAAAAAAGAATTATATTAACAATAAACATTTTATATTTTTTTTACCATCTAAAACTATAGGTGGTTTTGAAATATTATTTGTAAATTTAGCTGTCGACTTAAGTAATATTGGTTATAAAGTTAGTTATATAGATTATGAAAATGGTCATTTAAATAAATTAACTGGATTCAATAATAAAATACATTTAATCTCTTTCCCAGATGAAGACACATTACGTGGTTCAAATTTTGTAATTGAAAGTAATGATGATGTAAATTTAATAATACCATTAACAATGTCTCTTGAAGTAAAAATTAATTTATCAAAACAATCTAAAATTATGTATTATTATATGGCTCATCAAAAAAGTGTTGAGTTTTTAACAGATAGTTCGTGTATTACAAGAAAAGAAGTAATAAATCATCTAAACCTTATCAACAAAAATATATGTTGCCAAGATAGTGTTGAGTTTTTAACAGATAGTTCGTGTATTACAAGAAAAGAAGTAATAAATAAAAAATTTATTGACAAAGATATATGTTGCCAAGATGAAACAAATGAAATTGTATCAAAAACAATTACTGTATTTCAACATAAAATTATTCCAATATATGTCAAGCAAAATGAAATTAGCTATTGCCAAAAATATAATATAAAAAAAGAATGCGAAATTAATATTGGATATCTAGGAAGATTAGATTCTGATAAAATATTCAGCTTAATAAATGTATTAGATAATCTTTCTTTATACAATACTTCATTTATAAAAAATGTACATATTATTGGATGTGGCGATGGTAAAAATTTAATTACAGATAATCCATCGTATAAAAATGCAAATATTAATATAATTTTTACTGGGTTACTGTTAGATAATGATAAATATGATTATTTATATAATAATGTTGATATTTTATTTTCAATGGGCACGTCATCATTGGATGGAGCATTAGTTAAAATACCAAGTGTAATAACTAAAAGTGATAATAAGTTTATTTATTTATATAATTTGACAAGAGTCAATAATGGGTTTTATGAAGAAGGTATATTTAATAATTTTTCAAATATAATGGATGATATTTATAAATATAATAAAATTTCTGAAATTGGAGAAAAATGTTTTGAATATTGCATTATTAATCATGAAGTTAACAATACTTTGATGAATATAGTTGACTACTTCAATTGTTATGAATACTTCAATTGTTATGAATACTTCAATTGTGATAAAGATAATTGAATACTTCAACTGTTAAGTATTCTTTTTTTCTTTATAAAATTATAAATAAAAAAAGAATATATGGGAAAATGTTATGATGTAGGAAATGTTATGCGTTATTTCAATTCAATATGACAAATGTTTTGTAATAAAGAACAAAGTTCACCGCTTTTATTCCCAGCCTTATTTTCAAAAGATGCAGTCTTTGTATTTGTATTTCTTTTAGGAGCTCTGTGCTGAAACCCGGTTTGTTTTTCGGTTTCAATTGTTTTCCATAATTCTTCTATTTTGACAACCGCATTTTTAAACCATTCTTTATTTCGCAAAACAAGCACACAGCTGTAAACTTCAAGTCGCCAGTAAATGTTTTTTATCCACGTGAGATTATCATGCGTGTTTATGGTTTCTTCAAACCATTCATCAAATTCCGCCTTGGTTGTAATGTTCAATGGAGCATACTGATAAAATGGTTTATCATCTTTCGCAAAATACACAATAACCCCTCGCCTTTTTCCATTCAAATTATAATTCCATTTTGAAGAATCGTTCGTTTCATCTGAGTCCGCATTAAACGCATCCTCATCTTCATATTCAGTAAATTTAGTTTCTTCAAAGTCGCATTCAGGTAAATTACAAACCTCCATTTGAATCTGCATTTGAATCCAATAATCTTCCTTTGGAATTCCATTAATCTCTCTAGATACAACATTCTTTATTTCAACCAAGCGACCGTATAATTTCGATAACGGACACACATTTATTCCATCCGGTGAAGCTCCAATAAAGTAATAGTTTGAGTTTGGATGTCGAATGCAGCCAAATTCTTGAACTTTTGTGCCGTTTATTTCTTCATACAGCTGTTTTGAAAGCACTTCATATTTTTGACCCCAGTGTAAAGATGATTCTGTGTTGACGCGGCTGTATTTTGTCGGGTCAAACGGCATGCATTTTTCATATATGAGCTGATTTTGCACAGACTGTGAACCAAACGCTTTCCAAACCGAACTTGCTGTAATGAGCCCGTGGCGGTGTGAATACCACTCTTCTGTTTTTTGCTCTGGCTGATAAAGTGACTCTAAGAACTCTAGTTTTTTTTTCATTTTTTCCAAGTTGGGAGACTTTCTTATAAACGAATACTTGTATGACCGGTGTGGACGAATAAATTTAAAATAATCGTGCATTGCCACATTTATCAACTCGTCAATTTGACACGACATGACTGTTTCATTTTCGTCTTCATCGCAGTCGTCGTTTTCGCCGGCGTAGTCGTCATCGTCGTACCTTCTGTAGTTGATAGAAAAATGCAAGATGGATTGAACGTGGTCATACACAATAGTTTCAAACTCGGCACTACTAAATAAAAGAGGATTCGATTTTATAAATTCGTCAATTAAAAATAATGCATCTTCATGTAGCAGTCCCAAATCATCATCTGATAGCATTGGTTCTTCTATTTCCATTTCATCACCACTACTGTAGATGTCGTTGTCTTCTTCGTATTCCTCACTGGATGCGTCATCTCCTTCTGAATGTAGTGTGATTGACGCGATATTCATCATTTTATCAACATCTAACAATGTCATAGTGGTTTGGGTTGACTTTGATTTTTTTATTTTTTGTGTTTTCATTATGTGTTCAATGATTTTATTAAGGTAGGGTGGTTAAACTGATATAACAATTTCTTTTTAGATGATTATTATAATCAATTTTTTACTTATTATAGACTTTATTTAAATAAAAATTGATTATAAAAAATAAATATAAATAACTTACAATATTGTATACTAGCTTAAAAAATGGGTGCTTCAGCTTCGTTTTCTAGAGATGCAAATTCGTCGTCATCGTCGTGCTTGATAGTTTCGATTGATGGAAATATTGGTTCAGGAAAAACAACAGGCAAGGCACAATTGAGAGAATATATAATGTTGTTGAAAAAAAAGAAGGAAGACGATTCTATAATATTTGTAGATGAACCAACATGTGACTGGGAGCAAATCAAGGATGAGAACGGCGTTCCTATTTTGACAAATTTGTACCTTGATGTTAAACGGTTCGCATTCAGATTTCAAATGATGGCATACATTACCAGGCTAAAAAAAATAAGGCAAGCATTGAAAACGCCAAACGTTAGGCTAATTATTACAGAGCGCTGTCTTTTAACAGACGCACACGTATTTGCCAAAATGCTTTACGATTCCAAAAAAATTGAACAGGACGAGTACGACATTTACATGAAATGGTTTGATGAGTTTGCAAAAGAGGTTGAGCCGTCGTGTATCATATATTTCAAAGCAAGCACAGAAGTGTGCATGAATAGAATTCAGAAAAGAAATAGACCGGGAGAAAGTAAGATTGGTTTCGAATATTTGGAAGAGTGCAACAGATATCACGATGAATGGTTGAACTCGGTTCCTTCAAAAATTACAATTCCGACGCTGATTTTGAATGCAGACGTGGATTCAGAAATGTATAACTACAGTGGTGACATTTATCATTTCATTAACAGTTTGCGCGCTTCAAGAACGGTTGGAGTGATGCATCGTTTGAAAACTTATATTGATGGTAATCAGTTTAAAATGTATTCTCCGGAGGAGAAGGAAAACGCGAACAATTATTATAGTTGGTACCAAGCGCCACCGTTGCCGGCGTATAAAGATTCTCGAGAAGACCGAATCAACTTGATAAAATTTGGACCCACATCTTATTTACATTTTGATGAATAAAATGTCAAGAATTTTTCGAGGTTTATATTTTAATATGTCTAATTCTCTCGAAGTTGTTGGAAATAATTCGCGACCGTACACATCTTGAAGGAGCAGCCATTCAAACATTCCTCCGGTGTAAATATAGACGTGTTTTACTCCCAGTTTGACAAGTTGTTCATGTTTCAAATATACTTTTTCATCATTCGAATTGAATCCGTAAATTATTATTTTCGTTTTTTTTGAATTTGTTATAACATCATTTATAACTTCTTCTTCTTCAGATATTGGAATTGTGTTTGGAATTAAACATGTTTGACAAAGAGAGTCAAGTGTGTTGATTATCGCATATTTATCGTTTTTACCATCATTGTTATTATTGTTATTGTAAGAATGTTTAGACACCATTTGCATATCTTCATAATTTATTTTAAATGTTGAATTATTTGCTCCCATGAGTTGAAATGGTTGAATGTATATGAATATATGAATGAATATTTAATAAGTATTAATATTTCATTATTAAGATATTGTTTATATTTAATTTATTTATGATAATAAAAAATAGTATAAATAATATTAATATTATATAATATATTATTAATATTATTTATATTTATATTATGACTCAGCCTGCCCAAAAAATACACATAGACATTTGTGTTCCATATTTTTTGTATAACAGTTGTCCAAATAGAATATTCATAACAAAGAGAAAAATGGAAAACCTACTTCATTTGAAAGCTGTTTTTCATGATAAAGCACATTTTACATTTACATTTATAGGATCCGAAAAAGATGTATCAAAATCACTATTTGATATGTATTTTCAAGATAAACCTGAAACTGCAAACTATTACGAATTCTATCAAGGGGATGTAACTCCTGGTTATAATAGTTGTTTTTTGAATATGCTTAGTGAAAAATATAAGTTTTCATTTAGAAAATCAATAGAAAAAAGACCAAATATTACTTTATTGAATGGGTCCAATGATTTTATTAGTTTTAATTTTTTTGAACAAATAATAAATAGTTACAACCCAACCCAAAGTCAGTTATTTGGAATAGATAATTATTTTAATGGAAAAAATTGTAGTAATATTTTATTATATGACCATAATACAAACAATTTTGTAGATGAGTTTCTATGGACGGGAGTACAAACGTATAGAGAACAATATAAATATATTGGAGGAATAATAGGATGGAATGATACTTTTTACAATTTGAATCAAGACTGCCAAGGTATTATTTCGTTTGATGAGGGAGAAATTGAATCTATTTCCTGTTCCATTCCAACTACAGTTAAATTCCAGTCTAATGAATGTTTTTTTTTAAATATTAAAGGAGGTGTATATTCTGATATAACATCATATCATAACTTGAAAGGATATGAAACTAAAGATTTGGCAAGTTATTTATCACAAGAAATACAAACAAATATGATGTTAGAAAGACACATGTTTATCACAGGATATTAATGTCCAAGTTTTAAGAATATAATATTTAAAATTTTGCTATTTATTATTATTCAGATTCTAAAACAAATTGGTTAAGAACAAAATTAATTCCATAGTATGTGCATGAAAATAGAATACTTACAAATAGAAGTCCAGATAAATTATGATTTCCATCTTTATTAAAAATACTTGGAAGATACATTAGTAAATATTTTCGCATAACGGGCAATTGAAACGTGAAATAGAGTATGGCTAATAAAATTGGCACTTGAAGAGTTTCATACACCACATCAATCGACTCTCCGCGATTTGTTAAACGCTCGTGATGCTGTAAAAATGATTGCGTATTTTCATGATGTTCTCTTATATAGTCATGAGGTGCTTTTGGAACATAATTGGGCATCGTCTGTTCGTCTGAGACCACACTTTCCGTATTTCTGGGAACGTCTCTAATTGGAAGAGCAGTCATTCCAGATGCGGTTGCGCGCTGTAAACCACCTATAAATTCATTTACATTCATATCAGGAGCTGCTTGCGACGGTTGCTGATACTGCTGCTGATGCTGATGCTGAAGTGGTTGCTGCGAAACAACATTGGGAGAATAAGTTTGGTGCGGAATTTCAGGCTTTAAAGCATTTTGAACTATTCCGCCGCCGCCACCGCCGCCACTGGCAATTCCCGGCAAATCGTCTATACTTGTTGTATCGTTCATATTATTATTTATTTCCTCTAAATATAAATAATAAAAATATACTATATCATATTACGCAATCCGTTACTTAATTCAACGGTTTTTTTATCAGAATTACATTTTTGTGTGGCAACATTATAATTGTAACATTCGCTCCCATATTTATAAACACTCCCACTCGTTAAATCCTTCATTGGCGGTGATTCAAAATGAATACAGGCGCCATCCTTGCACGCTTTTCTAAATAATGCCGCTAAACCAAGACCCAAGATAATCGATATAATGTATTTACTATTTTCTTTATGTATCCACTCTTTGAAATTAATCATTCTCACCTATTTTATTTTATTAATTATTTACTATATATTAACGATATTAATAATATTAATAAAAAATTAATATTATCATTTATATATATTCACATATTATCTCGCGTAAAAATAAATGAAATATATTTCAATCAGGTTATTTATTTTAAGTTTTCTAATCGGCATGTTGTTTATTTACTTGTCTTCACCTTCGCAACGGAGCGTTGTGGTATATCCAACTACCGACAACGAAAATTTGTTTCAGTATAAAGATATGGCATATAATTGTTTTTCAATACATCCAAATGTTATAAAGTGTCCCTATTTAGACAATACTGTAACCGTTATTCCTCCACAAGTATAGTCGTCGTATAATTTAATTATTAAATAATGATTGATTAATAACAATACTACCTGCTGTAATTCCTCTATCAGAAAACCAGCCTTGTTCCATTTCAAGAGCATATTTAACTGGTTCAGAAGCACAGTGTTCTGTCAAACTATAAGGTTGCATATCGGCGATATTACAAATAACTCCATTATTTTGTATAAATGCAACACTCAGAGGTATTTGTGTATTTTTCATCCAAAAACAATACTTTTCTTCAGTTTCAAAAATAAACAACATTCCGCTATCACGTTCAAGATTTTGACGATACATTAATCCTTCATTACGTGTTTTTTCTGTTGAGGCTACTTCAGCAATAATTTCATAACTATCTATCTTTAAAATTACTATAGGAAAAGACAATAGTCAAGTGTTATCATTACAAATATTACGATTTTGACGATAAATAGCACCTAAATTTTTCTGAGAACATATAGGCGGCTGATATTTATTTTTAAGAAAATAGGGCGTGTCGCTGCTGCCCGTAAACCTGCACGCACTAGCCGCTTCATTTCCAAACGCACTTCTCAGCGAATTTGCATTCGTGTTGATGGTGTTTAATTTAAGCTTTTCAATGCGAGTGCTACTGTCGACTGCGCCTTGAACTGAATACTGGTAATTATTTGGTTTAAATATAACAGTAGATGCACCTGAACCGCCGCACGCATGTGGATTCACTCTTGGTTTGTAAATATCGTTCGTCTGATACACTTGAGACCCGTTTGCGTTAGATGTTGCCCACAAATGTTGCCCATCTGGACCTAGATATGTAACTCCAGATTTTCGATTGATTGATGCATTTTGTTGATATGTTTTGCACCTGGATTTCAAATAGCCGGTCGAGTCTGAATAATATGCTCTACTGAGAAGCGTGGATGCGCTTTTAATTACATTATTTTGCGGATTGCAGCAAATATACTTTGTGCCATATATACCAGTGTTAATTTCATAACCACCGTTTTCAATGCCGTTGTCAATAACAATAACACCTTGATTTTCAACAATTGTTCCTTTATTTTTTGGTGTTTCTAAAAAATGTTCGCTAATTGTGTATGAATTTCCAGGTTGCTGCACACACTTGCACGATGCATTGCCAACATATGTTACGGCTCCAGGTCGGTCCATTAATAATCCGATGGTTGCATTACGCTGACCCGACGACCCGATTGGTTGTGAAGGTCCTGTTATTGTGCCGCCCGTCGCATTAACTGATGTGGGAACTAGTTGTCGCCTCCAATGCTTTATGGGTCGAGCTTTCAACTTTGGACCATCGAAATCATGCTGATGTATATTTGAGGGAACGCCGTTGGCGTTTGGACGGTGTAAACCGGGAACAACACTGTTTGCCGTAGTTGTTTTTGTGGCATAATGTGGCACCCTTGTTGTTACCAATGAGTTTGATGTCCTAAAGTTTAATGGAGCGGATTGTTTTGGATTCGTGTTTCCTGTCATTGCAAAATGTTATATCTAATTTATATAAATATAATATTATATTTTACGTATAAAATTATATTTTACGTATAATATTATATTTTACATATTATTCATTCATTATTTCTTTTTTAATTCCATATTCTCTCGAATTGTTTTTGAATAAACTTCTTTTAATTTGTTGAATTGAGTTTGAAGCACCTGATTTTCATCTTGCAAAGCGTGAATTTGTTCTTGTTGTGATTGAATTCGTTGAAAAATTTCAGGATTTGTTTCTGCAATTTTATCATATTGTTTTTTTTTTAGGTCTTGTTGTTCTTGTTGATTCCGACGCTGTTCAATTGCATTCTTTTTTAAGTCCTCTTTTTTTTTTAATAATATTTGGGTTTCTTTTACAACATCAGGTTTCATTTCCGGTTCTCCTGGTGGGTATGCCACAAGAACAGTTTCAAGATTCATAAAAAAATCTACAACATCTGCATCTTTGATAAAATCAGCGACCCCTTTATCAGATAAGCGCATAACGCGACTAAAAGGGTCGTTCAATAAAGTGCGTTTGTCAAATGTATTATGACGATGAGAAAATACCAATATTGTCTTCATGGAATCAAGCTGAACGAATGGAACTGTATACCCTTTTAGAAATTCGCGTTCTTCTGCCAAACATGCATCATTATTATATTTATGTTCGCGTAATAATTCTTTTCGAAAGGCAAATGTTCCGGCAGTGGCATGATTTGGACCATAGGGTCCGAATTGTATCATTTGGTCAGTATCTTTGAAATAAATGTACATTTCGCTGCTTCCTGCGCACAATGCTTGCGGGTTTTTTACAAGCATTTCAACCGCGTGAGACACGCGTTCAGGTGGATAATAGTCATCATCATCCATATAGACGATGATTGAACCGCGTGCTTTTTTATGCATAATATTGCGTTTTTTTCCCAAGGGCATTTTTTCATCGTATTTGAAATACTTTACAAGCGGGTGGTCTTTTACAATGTCTTCAATTTTGTCTGTGCCGTCATCTACAATTATCCATTCCATTCGGTCTTTGGGATAGGTTTGGCCGTCAAAACATTTAATTATCGTTTGTAAAAATGGTCTTCTATTGAAAGTCGGGGTGCAAACGCTTACAAATGGTGTTGTTGTTGTTGTTGTTGTTGTTGTTGTTGGTGTTGTTGTTGTTGTTGAAGAAGTCATTTGATTAATCGGTTAATATATTAAGTGGGCGTATCTTTAGATGAGTTAAACCCATACATATTAAATAAAAACATTGCAACGGCTACTAAAACATAGACCGGCTCATAGGCAGTCAAGTAACTAAATGCATTCATTACCATTCCAATGCTAAATAACAAAATGAGCAGATTTTTTTTACTTTTAAATATCTCAAAAACAACCTTGGTATTTTTTGTTGGGTCCGGGTATTCTTTATTTTGGGTAAATGGAATCCACAAAAATGTAACCAACACTTGAATAATAAACCCGAAAAAATTGAAGAACGGTGGTATCCATGATATTAAAAATAGTCCAAGAGTCCATGCAAATCCGCTCATCAGAAATCCGCTATTGTAAAATTGAAATGCATACGTCATAAAAAATCCAATGAACCCGCCATATAATGCAAGAATGTAGACTAATAATACTCCAAGAAGCATGATGACATTTTCAAGAACTCCATATGTATCATATTGATTTTGTTTTGACAAATTACCCATTTTGATGCAAACCATTTTAATGAATGCTCTAAACGTTGCATACGTATTTTTCATAGAAAGCGACAGCCAAAAAGCAAACGGTGTGTATTCAACAAATGCGTCAGGGTCTCGCAGCTCATTTTTTATGACTTTGCATGTTTTGGAACATTTTTCATCATCATTTGAGTCACAATATAAATTATACGGGAATCCATAAGAATATATTGGGTCTCCTTCAACGCCAAATTCTTGAGTTCCATCTGGACTACAATAAGGATAACGGTTAATGTCAGAAGGCAAATAATTTGTCAAATCTTGTCTTGACATTCGTACTAAACATAAAAACGATGCACCCAAATATCCAACAATACAAATTTTGATAAATAAATAAAATAAACTTTTAAAAAAATCCATATATGTGGAAATGGATGGATTTGGATTTACTGGATTCCCTGACGCGTCAAGAGTTGGCGGAGAAGGATTTGCGGATGCGTCAACTGTGGGGTTTCCTGATGCATCTGTAGAAGAAGAAGAAAACATGCTGCTCATACTGCCGAATACTCCCCCTGATGTAGAGTTCCCAGATGCGTCGGTTGTAGGATTTCCGGATGCATCTGATGAAGAAGAAAACATGCTGCTAACACTGTCGAACATTCCTCCTGATGCGTCAGTTACAGGGTTTCCAGATGCGTCAGTTACAGGGTTTCCAGATGCATCTGTAGAGGAAGAAAATGGAGATGAAAGACTAAATGCTTCTTTATTTGATGAAAATAATGCGCTAATTGGAGTGGCTCCATTTAAAAATGATGTCATTATTATTTTATTTCAATAAATTATTATAAAATTATTATTATTAATATATAATGATAAAATAATATAATTACTTATTACTAAAGGGAACACCCCCTATGTTCCGTTCCCCCTTTAATCCTCTCTCACTTTTACACCTTTTCTCATTTCATTTAAAACACCCATTTTAGAAATCGTTCAAAATCCTAAATTAATGAATTAATATAATACATTAGTTACTGAACTTTTACTTATTATGGCATTTTTATTTTCAAAAATTGATGGTAAATTAAATTTCAATGATTTAGGTGGATACGAAACACGCAATCCTTCAACAATTTGGTGTATTCAAAAAGCAGATGAAAAATACAATTGGAATGATTTTAATGAAATTAAAATTCATACAGGAGATTATGAAAATTATAATAATGATTTAACTTATAGCAAAAAAAATAATTACAATAATGTAGTTCCTGATTTTAACTTTCATTCTTGGCCACAAGTGGGTATAAATGACTACGAAAAATTGATTGAAGAAATAGATATTGCTGGATTAAAAAATTACGAAATAAATAAAGTTGGTTGGATAGGAAATATGAAAACAAATATTATGAGAGAAGAATTAGTAAAAATAGGTAGTGATAATAAAGAATTATTTGATATTTTAGATATGCATTGGATAAGCTCAGGAAATACACAGCTTAATAGTAGTAAATATATATCTACTCCTAAATTAGTTGAAAAATATTCTATTTTAATTGATATTGAAGGAGCCGGATATTCTGGACGACTTAAACATTTACTTTGGTCGCATAGACCTTTATTACTTGTAGATAGACCACATAAAGAATTTTTCTTTGAATTTTTAAAAGAATGGGAACATTATATTCCTGTAAAAAGAGACTTATCTGATTTGATTGAAAAAACGAAATGGTGTTTGGATAATTACGATAAAGCGTTGATAATTGCTGAAAATGCTTTCCAATTTAGTAAATTACATTTAACTCGTGATGCGTGTTATGATAAATGGAATGATATAATATGTAAACATATTTTAGAAAATGGGCGTTTAAATTGAGAAAATGGGCGTTTAAATTGAGAAAATGTGTAATATATGTATTCTTCATTTATTTATTTTAGTTTAATTTAACTATAACATTATATATTATATAATAGTATATTATATAGTGGCACAATACAATATCCAAATGAGTGAAAGCAAAGAACAGCGCGCTCTAGAAATATTGAAGAAATCTCAAAAAGAAATAGAAGCCAAACAGGGTGAAAATTTAGTAAGTAACCCAACAATAAAAGAAATAGTTTCAATTGTCGAACAATTTCTAGTAAAGAAAAAACTAATTTGTTATGGAGGAACTGCGATAAATAACATTCTTCCCAAAAAGGACCAATTTTATGACATGACTCGAGAGATTCCTGATTATGATTTCTTCTCTCCAAATTCATTAGACGATGCAAAAGAACTTGCCGATATTTTTTACAGTAAAGGATTTAGTGATGTTGAGGCAAAATCGGGCATGCACACAGGAACATATAAAGTATTCGTAAATTTTATTGGTGTTGCAGATATAACATTTATAGAACCGGAATTATTTAAGAGTTTAATGCGCGAAGCAATTGAAAAAAATGGAATACTTTATGCGCCCGTTAACTTTTTAAGAATGTCCATGTATTTAGAGCTCTCTCGTCCGGACGGCGATGTGTCACGATGGGAGAAAGTTTACAGTCGACTTATGCGTTTTAATAAAAATTACCAATTGAAAGGTGAAAACTGTTTGAAAAATGCAAAGGAGTCTGCACTATCTCCAAATAAAAAAGAAATAGAAATATTTGATTTGATACGTGATGAAGCAGTTTCTGAAAAACTCGTATTTTTTGGAGGATATGCGTGTTCATTATTTTCAGAGCATTTAAAAAAAGCAGACCGTCCCGTATTGTATTCAAGCATGCCGTCATTTGATTTATTGTCTGAACATGCAGAAAAATCTGCCAGTAAAATAAAAAAGGTTCTGGATAAGACAGGCGATTTCAAAAGCGTCATTATTGAGAAGCGCGAAGAATTCGGAGAACACATTGCTTCTCATTTTGAAATCATAGTTGATGGCAGAACCGTTGCATTTGTATATGAGCCGTCTCCCGGTGCGTGTCACAATTATAATATAGTCAAAATAAACGGAAAAGATGTACACATTGCAACAACAGACACAATTCTAAGTTTTTATTTGCTTTTTCTTTATATTAATAGACCGTATTATGACAGAGACCGCCTACTTTGTATGAGTCAATATATATATGATTTACAGTATGATAAATTGACAAAAAATGAAGGTATATTTAAAAGATTTTCCAAGCCGTGCATCGGTAAGCAGGTTACCCTAAAAGACATTAAAGATGCAAAATCGCACATGTTTGAAAAGTTGAAAAACAAAAAGGGCACGCGCGAATATGAAGAGTGGTTTTTAAATTACAACCCGATTGAAAAACATAAACATAAAGCATTAAAAGGGAAAGCGGCAGAAAATTTCAAAGAAAAATTGAAGAGCATTGATAAACATTCGCCATCTTATTCAAAGCGCAAAAATACTCCGGTAACCGCTAGTCCAAGTCCAAGAGCTAGTCGCAACACTCCGAGAACTCCAAAAATGTCACCTAGAGCAACTCCGTCGTCGCCTAGACGTTTTACACATTCAAAACGGCTGCGGATGCATTCAACACCAAATAAAAATAGAAAAAATGTAAAAACAGCAACTCACAAGATACGACGAAATCACAACAAGAGACAAAACAAACGCAACTAAACATAAATATCGCTATTTGTGATTTGTGAATGAATTATCACTTTTTATATTCGATTTTGTCAACGTGGTTGTGGTTCCATCTGGAAATTTGTTTGTAGGACAACCATTGCTACAACTCGGCTTTGGTTGCGTTTTTATATTCATATTAAAAAGATAATTAGGCATAATAATAACTTACTTTATGTAATTATATATGAAACAATATAATATAAGTAAATATAAAAAATATAATTATTATATTTACTTATATTATAATTATATTAACTTTATAAATAATTAAAAATATAAATGAATAAAAACAAATTTATTTATTCAATCATTTTTATTATTTTCATACTTTTTATTTATATTTATGTCAACCGTTCCCCCGTTCGAGATAGGTTATCAGAGTATACAGCGAAAGCCATCGTTTTATCATGTATGGATTTTAGATTTGTAAACGATAAAATATATTTTTTTAATGCATCAGGATTTCGTGATAACTATAATAAATTTAGCTTGGCAGGCGCTAGTTTAGGTTACAACCAAGATTCCTTTCCAGCATGGAGTGAATCTTTTGATAAACACGTTGAACTAGCCATAGAGTTGCATCAAATTGATGAAATAGTTGTATTGGACCACATGGATTGTGGAGCATATAGAATTTTATATGATAACCCGTCAATGTCAATGCAAGAAGAATATGAATTACACAAGGAAAATTTAAATAAATTCAAAATTTCAATGAATAAAAAATATCCTTCATTAAAAGTTACAACATTTTTGACAAATCTAGATGGTTCGATTGAGCAATATTAAAATAATATTATGAAGGTGGTAAACACAATTCATCATTTTCATATTCGTTTGTCCAACCCGGTTGATTGCTTGTAACTGCATATTGTATTAAACCAATTAAAAGATTACAGTTGGGAAAACACGTGTATATATTTTGATAAAAAATATCAAATGTTAAATTGTTTTGCGAATTTGTCTGAGATAACCAATATACTTTATCAAATGTATTTGTGTTCCAATATGGTAAATACTGTGAATAATTTTGATATGGGATAGGATATTGCGGTGTTGATTGCGAAGGTTTAAATCCCGCATATTGATATTGTGGACTTACGGGTGTATTTTGTTTCCACCAATCTTCCGTTGAAACATCGTATAATGTTAAATTATTCAAATTTTGAATTGTTCCACCTTTTTTGAAGTAATTGTAACATTGAACTAGTTGATTCGTCAACGATTGTATATTATAATGCTCAAATGCCACTACTATATTTTTTCCTCGCAACATTGGATTTGTAAATATGTTTATCGCAGTTGTGGCATCATATGGTTGTGAAACATTTGCATAAGAAAAAATGTATAATGGAATATTCAACATCCATGAACTAAACATTATAGTTTGTTGGGGTCGCATTGATATATCACCATAACTTGAAATTATGTCCATATTTGGATTTGCGGTGACAATGGCTGTTATAGGAAATCCATTCGTTCCCAAATCATTAATAAAATTTGGAAGTTCAATAGAACGATATATTCCATTGCAGTCTATGCAATAAAATGTATTTTGATTCGTTGGGTTGACCAAATTATTATTTTTTTTTTCACCATGTCTAACTATGAATATATTAGAAGGACCCATAGGAAGATTTGTGTAATTTGATGGATTTGTCAACTGCGGCAAATTATTTTGAATGTAGTTGGGTGTAAATGATTTTTGATATGTCTGGTACACACTATATACAATATCGCTATTTGTGAATGAATTATCACTTTTTATGTTCGATTTTGTCAATGTCGTTGTGGTTCCATCTGGAAATTTGTTTGTAGGACAACCATTGCTACAACTCGGCTTTGGTTGCGTTTTTATATTCATATTAAAAAGATAATTAGGCATAGTTACAACTTTATATCACAACTTTTTATAATAACTTGATATAATAAATAAAAAATATCATTCATTAAAGGTTACAACATTTTTGACAAATCTAGATGGTTACCAAAAATTACTCTTTCCCAGTTTTAAAAAATCACACTCCCTCACCCCTCACTACACAGATTCACGGTCCCGTGTTATTCGCGTCCCTCCATTTTACGTTTGGTTTGAATATTGTAACAACTTCTACACAAGGGCATGTAAATGTCATTGCCTATTAAAACTTGTTCTGTTTCACATGTGCTTCTAAATGTAAATGGTGCAAGCGTTCCATTTTTACACATGCTGCATAGAGAGTGTAATTTGGACATCTTATCGCACATGGGAATCAACTCAATGAGGTTTCCTATTTTATTACGTTGAAAGTCTCCATCTAATCCGCAGATGTATACTTTTTTCCCTTCTTCTTCCACCATATTGATTGTGAAAGGTACAATGTCACTGAAAAACTGTCCCTCGTTTACGAGTATTACATCGCTATTTTCAATCTCACTCCTGTGCGTTTTCATAATTTCTTCCATTGAAAATCCCATTATACATGGAATCATTTCTTTGTCGTGCGTTGAGAGCATGGTTTCAGAATACCTGTCATCTGCTTTATAATTGATTACGCAAACTCGTGACTTGCAAAATGAATATTGCCTGTAAATCTTCAAGAGAGCCGATGTTTTTCCGGACCACATTGGTCCAAGTATGATTTCTAAATATCCTGTTTTTGCTGTTGCTATGGTAGTCGTTGTCGTTGTCATTGGAAAAATTGGCGGCGTTATATCTTTCATATCTATGATATATAAATTCAATTTATTTATAACAATTAAAACGTAAAAACATAATAAACATTAAAAATGAATATAATTAATATTATAATTCTATAATTCAATAAAAATAATTATTTATATTATATTATGACTTGTGATGACATAAAAGCAAATATAAACGACGTGTATAGTTCAACGCCGTGGGTTGAGAAATATAGACCCACGCACTTTGATGACATTGTATTAGATGACATTAATAAAAAAATACTTTTATCTATTATTGAAAATAATTTCTTCCCAAATTTATTATTATATGGTCCTCCGGGAACCGGAAAAACAACCACCATTATAAATCTTGTAAATGCGTATCAAGAAAAGTATCATCAAAAAAATAAAGGGTTAATGATTCATCTAAATGCGTCAGATGAAAGAGGAATCGACATTATTCGAAATCAAATCAATGGTTTTGTAACATCAAGGTCAATGTTTGGAGAAGGAATGAAATTTGTGATTTTGGATGAAGTAGATTACATGACAAAAAATGCGCAAACAGCGCTAAGATATTTATTGAATAATTATAATAACCTTGTAAATGTTCGATTTTGTTTGATTTGCAATTATATTAGCAGGATAGATGAAGCTCTTCAGACCGAATTTGTGCGAATGCGATTCAACCAACTGCCCGAATCTAAAATTCTTTGTTTTTTAAAAAAGATTAATATTGCCGAAAATTTAAATGTTGATGAAAATATTCTTGTATCCATTCAGCGCCATTTCAATTCCGATATTCGAAGCATGATAAATTATATGCAGGCAAATCAACATCTTATTCACAACTGTCACGTAATTACAAACGTAGTATGGGAAAACATTACCAAACTGTTTAAATCGCGCACAAAATCATGCATAATTATTGAAAAACTAAACGAAATAAGTTTATATTACAACATTGAGCGTAAAAATATAATAAAAAATTACTTGAACTACATTATACGTAATCACCTGCAATATATTACTCCCGCTTTTTTAAATTTTATTGAAAATATTGTGCACATACAAGACTGCAAAACTGAATATTTACTTCAATACTTTGTTCTTAAAATAAGTACATTAATAAAATAAAATAAAATAATAAATAAATTATTATAATAAAGAGTATTTACAATATTTATTATAAATATAAATAAAATCAGTAATGAATTTCATCTCTAATTCTCAACTATCCACATTCACAAGTACTGAAAATAAAGGCTTGTTATGGAGCGTTTTGCATAGTGGCGGTAAATTTGATGGCGTACCCGAGACAGCATTGAAAAATGTTCAAGTCATGTTTGAAACAACTATTAATGAAATGAATGAAACGTTCCAAAAAATGAATCAACCTGTTGATTTGAATGTTATGAATAAAGAAGCCGTATATGTAATTTGTAAAAAATTAAATACGTTAGTTATTAGCGAGAATAAAAACCCAAACCCAGTAGACCAAAAAAAACAACAACAAATTCCTCAACTGGAAACGATATACCGAGCAGAAGACATTCAAAAAGAACGACAATCTGCATTCAACACGGAACTTAAAAAAAAAGAAGAAGAAATGTCGTCCATTATAAAATTAAGAAAACCTGATGAAATAAAATTCTCGGATGATAACTATGATAAACCAATAGGAGATGATATGGAGAGATTATTGGCAGAAACGCTAGCATCACGAGAACGTGAACTTGAACAGATTATAAAAGGCAAAGAAGACAAAGATATTGCAGAAAAATGGATAAATCCCAATTCAACTCCACACAATTCAACTCCACACAATTCAACTCCAGTCGCAGCAGCAAACAATCTAAACAATGATGCTGATAGAAAAAAAAAAGTGAGTTTCAATCATATTCAAATTGAACATGAACATGCAGACCATGTAGACGAAGCTGAACTTGCTGCTGCTGCTCCTGCTCCTCCTAATGCAAGTACAACATTAGAAATAAACACTTTATTTAATAAATTCAAAAAAATAAATACAACAAGTAATCAAAACAATAATCAAAACAATAATCAAAACAATAATCAAAACAATAATCAAAACAATAATCAAAATAATAATCAAAACAATAATATAATAATACAAATGTCAGAAGACATTGCATTTATCAAGAAAAGTATAACTGAGCTTTTACGTAACATGTCAGGACCCCATATCCCTCCTCTCTCTACCTCTTAAATTATGACAGGGTCAAAAGGGATAATATGTCCTCTGGATGTCGTCGATTTCACTTTATTTTTGGGAGCAAGAGACTTCAATGTTGACTGTCGTTTTTCACACCGTTTAAGAGTAAACTTTTTTATAGACGCAGGACAATGCACAAGACACGGAATCGATTTTATTGTTCCTGTGAGCTTGTCATAAATGACTTCTTTTGTTTTAATTAATTTTTTTTGGTCAATGCTAGAAGTCAAAAACTCATAAAGAGCAGTTTTGTCTTTAATGCACAAGTTGTTTTCAGTTGCATACGTTTCTACGAATGCGCTCATTTTTTTCATCTTCATTGATTTATCCAATTTGACCCACTGGTCTTCTTTATTTTGCGTTCGTTCCTTTTCTAAAAAATCGTCAATATTCGAATTATGTTTTGTCACTTGTTTCGGACTTGTTTTTTTCAACAACATGGATTTATATTTTATATTTCTTAATTCAACACAATCGCATTCCTTGTCAACAATAGCATCTACATTCATACTGTCATCATTATTATCATTATTAATTATTTTGGAATTGGAGTTAATTATCTCGCGGGCATCGGCAATATCTACGCATTTTTCAGAAGTCATCATTTTGAATTGATTTATGTATTCACCTTAATATATTTATAAAATAGAGTTTAAATCTATTTTATAAATACTATTTTAGAATCAATTTTAAATTAAAGATAATAATAAGAGAAACTTTTCCCCCTATTAATTAAAAAACTGCAGTGGAGATGACGAGGGTGCTAAACTACCAACGCACATGGAATAAGAAAGACGGGATACAAAATAAGCCAAGAAATAAGTAAAGCAACCCATAAACAAACCCAACAATAAACCAAAGCTAAACTTTTTAGTTAAAAGACTATATAATGAGAAGAGTGTCACAAAAACAAACACAATGTAAAAAAATACAGAAAATCCGTAGTAATAAAAACAATATTCCTGAGTCAGAGGACCAAATAGTGAATTGAACAAATTCATTTAATCAGTGGGTGAGTATATAGTTATATACTTATGAAAATATAATATTTTTATTTATTTATTTATTTCTACTAAATATAATAATATTTATTTGTTATTATAATAGGTAATTTATTTTACGCATAATAAAATGGAATCAACAAAAAATATAAACATCAGTGGTAGAAAAAATATTCATGGACTGCTAATAAATGAAACTGAAATAATGACTAATATAAATGATGTGAATGATATCGCTAATACAAATTTTTACAGGAAACGCGCCGCATGTGAAAAATGGAATTTACCTGACCATTATTTTACACATTCGCACCAATTTAATATTATATCAAAATTGTATATGAATTTGGATAATGATGTTATTGAAAATCGTGAGATATATATAAAAGAAATAACTAAAAAAATATCGGGATACAAAAGACAAGATATCGATAAAAAAATTTATTCTAAAAATACATTTATTTCTCTCGAAGATGTGATAGAGAAACTATTATGTTCCAAGTTGAAATGTTTCTACTGCAAATGTGAGTGCGAACTTATTTATGAAAATGTTCTTTCTAAACGTCAATGGACGCTGGATAGAATTGAAAACGATGCCGGACACAATACTGATAATGTTGTTATTTGTTGTCTGGAATGCAACTTGAAAAGAGGCACAATGGATAGCGGTCGTTTTAAATACGGAAAACAATTGAGATTCAAAAAAGTGGGATAGAATAATTAAATAATTAAAATAAAAATTGATATATTATTATATTATTACATCATCATGCATATGCACACAAAATATGAGACCAGCAAAGAAAAATATATTCGATGAATGGTGTACAAAATCCAATACAAAGTTTGGAGACAAATTTGCGGCACTGCAAAACGGTTCTGTCACACTTGATGACATAAAATTATTCGTAACACGGTCGGAAAGAATGAATGAAGTAAGCATTAAACTACAAACGGAAAACAAGTCAAGCATCACATTTGAAGAATTGTATTTGAACTCAAAAAACGATATGTTAATTCCATGTTCAGAAACAGGTCATGGGTTGGTATGTATGACCCCTTATCAACATTCAGTCAGCAAGACTGGATGCACAAAATGTAGTGAGAAGTATCAAAGAACGGAGAAGGAATTTGATAAAGATTTGGAAGCGGTTTTGGGAAAATCAATTAGACGACTCGACCGATATATCAATCAGTCAACACCAATGAGAATGACTTGTACAAAACATGGCGAATTTCGAACAAAAAAAACTGGAAGTTATTTATTAAATGGTGAACAAGGGTGTCCGCAGTGTCAGATTGAGAAAAGTTCGGAAACGCGAAGATGGAATAAAGGTGAATGGATTGAAAAAGCTCAAGAAGTTCATCAAATGGGTAAAGATAATTATTCAGATATTGAACTGAAAATTGAAAACAACATATTATGGGTTAACAATATTTACTGCAACCAACATGAAAAATACTACCGTCAGCGAGGGACTGATCATCACCGCGGACACAGATGTAGTTTATGCAAATATGATACATTATCAGACAAGAATCGTATGCCATACCCCGAGTTAATCAAGCGTTGTCGAGAAATACATTCAGACAAGGGGTATGAATATGATGAAAACGAGCCAGAAGATTACAAGAATGGAAACTCAAAAATGCCAGTAACATGTAAGATACATGGCTTATGGTATCCATCTGCTCATAATCACATGGATAGTGAAAGTGGTTGTCCGGGTTGCTCATCTGTTGGCTTTTCAAAAATTTCTATTGATTGGCTCAAGTGGGCATCTGAAAAGCTTGACATACCTATTCAACATGCCCAAAATGGAGGAGAGCATAAAATAATAAACCCCGACGCTAGACACTATAAACTTGATGGGTTTCATTTTCATCCTTTACAACCTATTGCCTTCGAATACAATGGATGTTATTATCATGGATGTAAAGAGTGTTATCCCAATCGTGAAGACAAGGCAAAATCGGGAACACACGAAGAAAATTATCAAAGGACCTTGGAAAAGGAGATATTTTGCAAGAAACAGGGATATAAATATGTAGAAATGTGGGACTGTCAATGGAAAAAGATTAGTAGTAATCCTGATATGTTAGAAAAATACCTTGAGGAATTAAAAATAACTCTAACAACATTTAAATAAAAACAATATAGCGGAACTTTTGCATTATTTATTTATAAAATTGATATATATACATATATACTACATTATTAGAATACATACACAGTATACAAAAAAGATAAAATGCGTCATGAAGGAAACGGAATTGCAATAGCTGAAAAAAAAAGCAATGAAAAGGAGGAGGAGTGGTTTGACTTTTGGATTTCATGGTGGGGGTGGTTATTGTAATAATCTAATCTGACCAATAAAAGTGAAAATATTTTTTCAAATTAAATTAAATTATTTAAATTGGAAAAAAGGATATAAACCAAACGCATAAAATTAAGTAGTAAACAAGTAATCAAATTAAATACTAAATATACACCATCTATTCTGAATTATAAAAAAATGAGTGCATGTATGAGCATTTGTGAAACTGCAACGACAGCAACATTGTTTGCTGCTGCAGGTGAAAATAATGGCAGCGGCAGCGGTGGCATATATACCACACAAAATAATTTGCTTCTAAAAAATTTATTGAAATTTTATGAACAGGGAAATAATTTGGACACCATGCTTAAAATAATTAATGGTCATTCAAACATTTCACTTCGAATTATTGATTGGTTTGCAACAAATTATGCAAAGAAATTTTATACTGTTTACACCATTCAAAATACGGTGAGAAGATTTAAAGTCTATGTGGATTACAAGTTGAAACTGAAAGCGTACTCAAAAAAACGGTTTGACCCTTTTTGTCGTTGGGATAGAATCACAATTCCGTATAAAGATGGAACATTTATACAAACAACAATAGGACAGTTGAATTTTTTTAAATGGGCAATTGAAAATGATGTTGTTCATTACATTGAAGACAATTATCAAGCCATTGAAAATGACATGAATTCAAGAAATAGCACATCTAAACATTCGCGCTCATCATTGTCTTCAACATCAACCGCATCTGAAGACTGTGACACTTGCGACACTCAATCGGGGACGACAACAACAAATGAATCAAATTCAAAGGCAGACAAAAACAAAACTCGCAAAAAACGCGAAGAACTCTCAATATCTGCCACAAAAAGTATTAAAAAGGAAAAGGTGGAAATTGTCGTTAGTTTTGAATGATATTTTTAACCATGCTTCATTCACATTTATTTAACAGATGCAGGATAAATATAAATTCAGTTTAATTTATATAAAATTGAATTTATATTAAAAATACTGAAGACCTATCAAAAAATAAACAAAGGTAATACTCCAAATGATTTCTGCAAAAGCCGTTAAAGGAATAATTAGCGCCATTACAAAGAAATTTCCAAAAAATATACAAACAAAACTGAAAAATATTAATAAAGCTGGTGGAAGATGTGAAGTGTGTCCCACAAAACGTGTAAGTCAGAATTCAAGAATATTACTGTCTTACCAAATTATTCGTGCATGTGAGTTAACACTTGACCAACTAAAAACGCACACCAGCGGCATTGTCATAGATGTTCCATTTCGCGAATACGAACGCATTAGCAGCAGCAGCAATATCCACGATGAACTTGATGAGTACATAGTTAATAATATAGGGGGAGATACAAGCAATACTGTTGTCGCAATTGTAACCATAAAGAAAGAAAATGGATACTCGGGGTCATCTGCTGAGCGCGAAGACCTGGCAAGACTAAAAAATGAAATAGTCGTAAAAGGTTGGGAACCTGTTTCATATAATCCAGAAAAAACGATTAAGAATAAAAAAAATATAGGTAATGCAAACTGGTCAGGACACTATTATTATAAAATCTCAGGGGGCTCACAGCAAAGTTTAAAAAGTCACCCAGACAAAGAACCACAAATTTTTACAACATCCAGCGGGTTCATGTCCACTGACAAAATCATTACCGATGTTACGGCATCATTAGTTTGGCAAATGCTTCATATTTTTGACATTGATAAATTCATTTCCACAGAAGATGCATTGAAATACAGGCAAACTCTGGAAGACTATTTGAAGAAGACCGCGTATTTGGGGGAATCGTGTTATGAGTCCATGAAAAAACTTGAAAACATTTTAGATGGAAAGCTAATAAGCCCAATCACGCAAAAGGAAATATCTATAAACGCCTTTGATAAAGAAACTATTGACGGTGGCTGCAAAGAAGATGAAATAATAACCATAAGCCACAACGAACCAGTCAATCATAAAAAAATACGTGTTTGCCAAGAAAATAATGTCATGTTGTCGGATTATTTTCCTGGAAATTTATTTTGGGATACTCATCTCGGGAATCTGCAACAGCAATCCTTCACGGTAAAAGAATATTGGGCAGAAATTGAACAAAGAAGCGTGAAACGAAAATCATGGTTGTTGGCGTCGTCAATGGCGCAAATGTAATGTTGGTTGTCTAGTTGTAAGCTACTATATAGTTAGACCAAATCACAAATCAATCTCTTCCATTTGACATTCGTGATTTGTTATATTTTTTATAATACAGTCTCGAAATAAATCTTTTCTAAGTTCAAACCCAACTCCAATGCGCCCCAGTTTTTGTGCTGCAATTGCGCTAGTAAAACTACCGGCAAATATGTCTAGAACAATGTCACCGCGGTAACTATAGTAATAAGTGCTCATTGTCGGTATGTCCATTGGAAATGGTGCAGTATGTCCCAATTTATTTTCTTTTTTATTATTTATCTTTATTACAGGTGACAGCTTGTGAATATCTCGTCGCCAATCTTGAACTAATTCCTTAGGTATTATACTATCGGCTTGTCGAAACGGGTTTTGTGTCATGATGGTTTTTAGAGAGAAACGTTTTCCGCGGTCAGATTCGCTCTTTTCACAAGTCGGATTTTTGCACTCCCATGAGCGAAGCCCTTTAAATGTGTAGCTGTTGCTCTTTACGATTAAACTGCCGCAGTCATTGCACGGGTATTTGATGTCCTTTTCCAACCGGTGTTTGTGAAAGATGAGAATGTGTTCATAGCAGTTGCATGAATACTGAAAGAATGGAAAAGGTTTATTTCCATTTTTATGCCTGGAACTCTGCACTTCGCCTTTATCCCAAATAATGTCATCCACAAATGTAAATCCGCATTCTTCAAACATGACTATAAAATACGCCGGAAGCGGAATTTTTCTGTTGCCGAATGCATTTATTTTATCCATTTTATCATTGTCAACCACGTCGCTGACATTGAACACGAAAACGCGATGGTTATCCAAAACACGATAACATTCAGAAATTATTTCGCGCATGTCATCTAAATATGCTTTCAAGTTTGCCCAAGTGGAATATTCGCGAGCATTGTAATAAGGCGGTGAAGTCACAATGTGTCCCACTGACTCATTAGGAAGACGTTTTAACCCTTGCAAACACCCACCCCAAACCACCTTTATTTTTTCGGGGTTTGATGTTATATTGGTTAAAAGCCGATAGTCTGTGAAATTTGTTTCCATGTTCCATTTCTTTTTTACAATGTCACGATATGCGTCTATAAAATTGTAAACGTTTCTTTCTCCATTTTCCTTACTGTATTCTTTGTCTTCGTAACCATATTTGCGTGTCAACTCTTCAAGCAACTCTTTTGACAGTATTTCATTCAAAATGTCAAAGTTTTCTTGAACCAGATTTGACACAGTTGTTGCCGGTTTTACCTTAATTACAATTTCATTTTTTGGTTTAGGTTTTATTTTAATTTTTGTTTTTTTTGAAATTGGGATTGTTTCTTCTTTTTCTGAATTCATGACAAGACAACTAGTAGTTATTATAAAATTACATATTTATTTCAATTTTATAATAATGTATAATAAAAAGAAAATCAGGAAAATCAATGTGCCAAGTAAAGATGCAAGGAGGGGTCAGAGGGGGACCTGGGTTCCCCTCCCTCTAAATCGAAAAACTATACATGTCAGATTCAAGCGGACGGCTAGCAAAAGAAAGCTCAGGTTTTTGTGCTGTTGGCACTGGAATTGTTTGAGGCGTAAACATCAACTCGAGAGGTTTCAACAAGAATGCACTTTTTGATGGACCAGCTTCAAACCACTCGTTGTATACAGCCAAGTTACCATCGCGCAACACCTGAAATGACATTGCCATTGCCTGACAACCAGCCAAAGAAGGCGGCATAGGGTCATAATTATTCACCGACATTGAATTGTCTGGTGTCACTATCGTCATATACTGCTTGTTAAATGTTGTCAATTCTGTAATGTCCGGGCTATTCAGCACGTCAAACACTTTTAATATTCTTAAAAAAGCATTGCTTGTAAGGTTCGTAATCTCATACATTTTTTCAGCACCCGGCTGATAAAGCAGCGGATTGGCTTCTACAACAACTATCACTTTGCCTTTGAATTTAATCATCGGTTCAGCGCAAATATTTTTACCGCCAAATTCATGATTATATTCCGGCATTAACTGATTTTTCAAATTTGAATTTATTGATTCAGCCATGCTATTCAAAACATCGACATCATTTGTTTTCAACCTGAAAAGCAAAAAAAGGGGGTCGTCGGAGTTCGGACATACGGTTGAATTTGTGCTAAATGCGGTTGTTGCAACCGTGCTCATAGCTTCGTCAAATGGCACAGAATTGTATGTTTCTTTGATGCACTTGTCGTCGCTCAAAGACGTGGAAATGATTGGTTGACCCTGGTATCCGTACACTTCAAAATCTAAACACCTGCATCCCATTTTTATCGCGTGTTTAAGAGCACAAGTGTTTACATAGTCATTTGAAAAATTACCAGTTGAACAACTATTGTAAGCAGTTTTTACATAGTAGTCTCTTAATAAAAATTGGGATGACGGGTCTGATGAAGCGGTTGTTATCCAGTTTGAATTCAATGCTGCTACTTTATTTTTATTTAAACGTGCGCAACTTTTTGGAAGTAGTGTGTACTTATAATAAATATAAAATGCCATACACGCCATTAAAAAAATAATCAATGTGCACCCGATTATGTGTATCAACATGGTATTCGGAACTTGTGCAACCATCGTCTTGTAATATAATAACTTATTCTGGAATTCATTTTTTATTTGGTTAAAATCTTCCATCCTGTGTTATAAATATTCTAAATCTTATATTATTGTATATATAATAATACAATAATTAATTACTTGTTATAAATTAACAAAATGATAATTCTTGATATAAAAATAATTTATTGAAAGATTTAATTAAAAAATAAAAGATTTTATATATAAATTGATTTATTATTTAGAATCAATATTCTTATATATATAGTTTATATTAATACCAACCCAAACACAATCAAAATACACCACTGATGGCAGGAGGTTTATTAAATTTAGTCGCGTATGGAAATCAAAATGTCATACTAAATTCAAATCCTAAAAAAACATTTTTTAAGACAACATATGCGAAATACACAAATTTTGGCTTACAAAAATTTAGAATTGATTTCAACGGTCAAAGAAATTTGAGAATGAGTGAAGATTCTAAATTTACATTTTACATCCCACGATATGCAGAATTATTGATGGACACGTACCTTGTTGTAACGCTGCCAAATATTTGGAGCCCCGTTTTACCTCCGGCAACATGCAACGAATCATGGACGCCGTATGAATTCAAATGGATTGATAATGTGGGAACTCAAATGATTAAAGATATTACAATATCAGTCGGAGGACAAACGCTTCAAAAAATTACGGGTGGTTATTTGCTGGCACTCGTTCAGCGTAATTTCAACGGAACAGAGCGCGAACTCTACAATAGAATGACGGGAAATATACCGGATTTAAATAACCCTGCATACTCTTCAACCAATAATGGAAGATACCCAAATGCATTTTACAATTACACAAACAACCCAGCAGGAATTGAACCGTCTATACGATTTAGAAAACTTTACATTCCGATTAATGCTTGGTTTACAATGAGCAGCAAAATGGCATTCCCGTTGGTTGCATTGCAGTACAACACACTTCAAATTGACATCACGCTTCGTCCTGTGAGAGAACTTTTTGTAATTCGTGACGTTTCCAACGTAAACACGGGAGATAATACGCTGCCGTCTTATTTTGCAGAATACACGACACCGAATTACATTCAACCAAATTTCAACGATAATTTGCAACAGTTTTATCGATTTATTCAACCTCCTCCAAACGTTGAACTTAATTATAGTTCAACACGAAGCGACTGGAACGCAGACGTTCATCTCATGTCAACATACTGTTTCCTATCTGCCGACGAGTCCAAACAATTTGCATCCATGCCCCAACAGTATCTCATCAAGTCTGTTTACGAGTGGAATTATGAAAATGTAACTGGAAGTCGGCGCGTGTGGTTGCAAAGCACTCTCGGAATGGTAAGCAGCTGGATGTTTTTTTTCCGAAGAAGCGACGCTTATTTGCGCAATGAATGGAGCAATTATTCAAATTGGGCTTACAATTATAAACCGATTGGATTGGTTCCTGCGCCACAAGATTTAGCCCCTGACCCAACATCCGTGTGTCCATGGACTCCGCCGCTATGTGATGACCCATCAATTGTGGGATGCTATGGTCCCGGATGGAACCCCACGTTGAATGAACCCACCGGACTTTTCATCACACAGTCATTCAGCGTCGAAAATCAAAAAGAAATATTATTGAATTGCGGCATTTTATTAGACGGAAAATACAGAGAGAATGTACTAGATGCGGGAATTTATAACTACCTCGAAAAATATACAAGTGGTCGTGGTTCTGCTCCAGATGGACTTTATTGTTACAATTTTTGCCTTAATAATGACCCAAGAGATTTTCAACCATCGGGCGCGATTAATGCAAGCAAGTTTTCAACGATTGAGCTCGAATTTACCACATTTTATCCGCCGCTAGACCCAAGCGCAAATTTCTTGACAATTTGTGACCCGGAAACCAGTGTTCCAATTGGTGTCAATAAACCGACATGGAGAATTTATGACTACAATTATAATTTGACAATTTTTGAGGAGAGATTCAATATGCTCACATTTGTGGGAGGAAATTGTGGACTCATGTATGCAAGATAGATGACAGATGAATAAATCATCTATTTATTTTATATATTATAAAATCTATTAACTATTGAATCTTATAATACAAAATAATCTAACCAGTATTGATATGTTTTATAATCATTTGGTGTTCCCCAACATAAATAATTTGTAACATCAAATATTTTAATCTTATATCCCATATTTACTAATGGTTCTATCATATTATCTACATAAAATTCATTATTTGTTCGATAATTTGTTTCATAAATTTTATTTAATCCTTCTTTAAAGTACTTGGCTTTTTTGTAATACATTGTTCCAATAATAGCATATTTATTTTCAACATCATTAAAGGGCTTTTTAATAGATACTCTTTTAATATAATTATTTTCATCTACATCTAACCAAGCATACATATGAGGAAAAAGTTTACTAGTAGGATTATTTGAAAAAGACCATATAATTATATCTACTTCAGGGTCTTCTATTAACAATTCATATTCTTTCATATTATAGTAAACACCATTATCACAGGCGGATATTAATACTGGTTTTTCTAAATCAATATCAAAATTTTGAAAAGCTAAATCACATGTACATGCTTGACCATCAGTTATATAATCAATTCCTAAAGTTTTTGCTTCACTATAAAATTCTTTTATTTTGACGTCTATGTCATATTTTTTATAATGTTCTTCTTGTCCAATAAATATTTTTTTAGATGTTTTAGGTAAGCATTCAACTGCTTGAATTATCATAGGTAATCCTTCAATATCAAGAAGTGGCTTAGGAGTTTCATAACCTTCTTTAGAAAAACGACTTCCGGCACCGGCCATTGGTAAGATTAATGTTGTATCATATTTATCAACAAACTTTTTATGAAAAGTTATATCTCTTTTTAAAAAATAATTTGACCATACTAAATATTCTTCTAAATCTTTAGGTGTACCCCATTGAAGCATTTTTTCAATCTCAAATACACGAATATTTAAATTATCTGATTTCATTAAATTATATACCATACTACAATAATATTCACCTTTTGTTGATATATCTTTATCCATTAATTCTTGGAAATATTTTTTAAGTATTTTACTTGATTTAAAATAGTAAGTGCCATTAGATGCATATTCATTCATTTTATTATTTGTAAAAGGTTGTTTTTCTTGGATAGCTATAAAATTTTTATTATCTTCTTTTATAAAAGCATAATTATCACTTCCCAACATATGAGGATGAAATCCAATGTAACAAGGTATTGCACCATCTAAATTGTACATTTTAATTTCTTCTTTGAATTTTTGATAATCCCATTTAGTACCATAATCACAATAAGATACAATAATTCCATCATTATTATTATCATCATCGTTTAATTCTTTTTCAGCAATTTGCATTACTGCATCTACTGGACCTTTTCTATTTTCTACAGATACTTCATAAATTTTGCAATTTGGAACAAGTGATATTAAGATTTCTTTCATATTTGTTGTTTTTAAATGTAAATCATTGCATATAAAAACATATTCATCTGTTCCGTTTTCTTTACCAAATAAATTAATAACATGTTCAATAATAGGTTTCCCTTCAATTTGAATCAATGGTTTTGGTTCTTTATAACCGGCTTCAATGAATCTTTTTCCAATTCCAGACATGGGAATAATTATTTTCATTTGTAATATTATATTTATTATATTAAATATATTTTTTTTTATTATTTAATACTAAATGAATTATAAAATAATTGATGAAAATAATATTACATATAATTTTGAAATAGAACAAATCATTGATTTAATAAAAAAAAATTTAAATAAAAAATTTTATAAATGTATTGATAATACAAAAATAGAAATTAATAATAAAATTGTAAGTGAAACTCAATTTATTTGTCATCGTGTTAATACTTTAGAAGAATTAAATAAAATAAATAAACAATTTGGTACTGAAATAGATATAAGAGATGATAATAAATCAGGTAAATTAATATTAGCACATGATCCTTTTGTTAATGGAGAATATTTTGAAGATTATTTACAAAAATACAAACATAATACATTAATATTGAATATTAAATCAGAGCGAATAGAATTAGATTGTTTAAAATTATTAGAAAAATATAATATTAAAAATTATTTTTTCTTAGATAGTTCATTCCCAATGATTTATTTATTAAACAAAAATTATCAAAATAATCAAAATGCATGTCGTTTATCAGAATTTGAAAATTTGCAATTTTTTTTAGATAATAAAGATATGTTTTCTACTGTTTGGGTAGATTGTTTTACAAAATTTCCTTTAAATAAAGAAAATTATGCATTAATGAATAAAGAAAAGAAAAATATTTGTATTGTATCACCTGAATTACAAAAACAACCTGAAAAAATTGAGATATACAGAAATTATATCATAGAACATAAAATTATTCCAACAATGATATGTACTAAAATATATCATATTATTAATTGGATTTAGATAATCACTTATTATAAATAAAGTTAATAAATAATAATTTCTTAAACTAAACTTTCAAAAAATCAGTAATTTCTACTAAATTTTTTATTTCTTCGAAATTTTCTTCTTCTTTTTTTTGTTGAATATTCTCATCATTATTAATTTCATAAAATTCAATTTCTGTATTATTTTTCCTTGTAAATGTTGTTATTTTCAATGATATATTATTACATATTGGTCTATCAATCATTATATACATTGGATTCCAGTTATGTTCGGATGTAGTATAATATAATCTATTATCAAAAAAATCTATTTTATTATTATCGTTTATTACTTTCATAAAATTATTAGCACTTCCATGATAATACCATATTCCATCTTGCTTATTAATTAAATTAAAAAATATTTCAGGTATTAATACAATACATTGCCATACACTTGGAAAATGTTTTAAATCAAAACTTTTATAATTTGTATCAATATGTGTATAAATTATTTTTTCATTATTTAATTTAAAATTACATATAAAATATTTTTTTAAATATAAATCAGGTCTTAAAAAGAAAATATGTTTTATATTTTCCTCTTTTAAATCAATATTTTTTAATAAATCTAATGTTTCCTCTATTAAAACAAATTCTGATTCAACTTTTATATATTCATTTATTTTTAAAATATAATTTTTTAATATATTATATATTATATAATTATTATTATTATTAGAAATATTAAATAATATTTTAACACTATAATTAAATTTATCCTTTATAGTATTTATTAAATCTAGATGTGATAAAGTAGCTACAATTTGTCTTTTTATTATTTCTTCATTATCAAAATTATTTATTCTGAAAACCTGGCCTGATAATATAAACAATATTGTTTCCATATATATATTATAAATTATATTAAATTATATTAAATTATATTTATTAAATTAATTAAACTTAATATTTCTTTAAAATAGTTATTCTTAAACAATACATCATTCTTTTCAACTATATTTCTTATATTTTCATGAATACATTCAATATTATTTTTTAATTTGATGGTTACATTTTTATTTGTATCTATATTTAATTCATATTTATATAAAATTATTTTGTCTATCATTTTATTTTTTATAACATCATTTTGAATGATAAAATTACATTCTATTTTTTCATTTAATTCATAAAATTGAATAATAATATCAGCATTTTTTTTTTGATATAAAATATATGCATTATAATCTTTTTCTCGTAATTCAATTTGTTTTAAGACTTTTTCTAAACTATATCCTCGTTCAATAACATCTCGTTTTATTTTCCATTTTTTTATTAATTCTCTGTCTGTATCTAAATAAATTTTTAAATTCAACAATTCATTCATATTTTGTTGATACAGTGTATGTAATCCACATACTATTACATTTTTTGTATTATCTATTTTTTGTTTTTGTGTAAATTTCCCAGATGAATGATCATAATCAACTTGATAAATGTCAGAACCAATTTTTAATTGATAAATATCTTCATTCATTTTTTCTAAATGATTTGCATAAGGATTCAAATGAGTAAATTTTTGATAATTTTCATCTCCTCTTTCCCATTTATGATATCTATCAGTTTCTAATATAGATGCATCCTTTTCAAATAATAATTTTACTATTTGAGATAAAGTTGTTTTCCCTGAACCAGAATCACCTGCAATAGCAATAATATTACATTCTGATAAAATCAATTTGTATTCGATAGGTGTTAGTTTGTAATGTAAAGAAGTTGATTCTAAATATTTATATAAGTTAATATCTAAATAATTTTCATTTATTTTATTATAAACATGTAAATCTAATAATTTTTGTAATAATAAAAAATCTTTTGTTATAATAATATTGTCATTTACTCTATCTTGATGTATTGAAAATTTATTTAAATTTTTATTACTAAAATATAATGTATTTTTTTCAAAACTATCTAAATTTATTGATTCTAAAATTAAATCACTTCTTATAATCATATATAAATCATATTTATCTTCTATCAATTTCAAAGAATGTAATATCTTATTGGAATAATTTATACTATTTCTAAAATTATGATTATCTTCTTCATCTTTCATGTATAAAGTTTTATATTTATTGAAAATTTCTTTTTGATAATGATGCAAATATTCTTTTTCATGAGTAGTACTTAAAAATAATATAATTTCTACTTCGTGTTCATAAAATAGTTTATTCAATTTTTCCAAGACTAAATATAAAGACCTTTTTAATCCGCATATACAAATACATATTTTCATAATATACTATTCATATTTAATATTTTACTCAAATTTATTAATTAAATTTTGGTAGTTAAAAGTATAAGGTGAGTTTAATCCACTATCTAGGCACTGAAAATCATTGTTGTCAAATAAAATATGTTGAAATTCTATTTGATTATTAAATCCTGCAACATCATTATTTGATAAAGCTATCGTATATTTATTTATATTATTATTAAATTCAATAATTTCACCAATTTTATTGAAATGAATATTTTCTGAATTACTTATTTTAACACGTATATATGAAGAATATTTACTATTATTTTTTTTAAATACTTCTGTTTCATTAAAATATTGAATATTTGTATTTTCTAAACTGAATTTGAAACGATAGTTAATGTCCAAAAAATAGGGTGATACTATAATATATGATTTTGTTTCTTTATGACTAAATAATAAATTTGCCATTCCTCCACCAATAGAACCACATATTTTTTCCGCATTTGAAAATAAATATATTTTTTCATCACTATTTAAATTTTCGGCAAATATTTCTTCAAAATAATGTTTTTTTAATTGTTCTACTAATTCATTTTCGGTTATCATTTTTCGACGCGACGTATAATCTGTTCCTATATTTGATTTATCATTATTCAACCATGTTCTTCTTGATACATAAATATTTTTAAATTTATTTTGTTTATATTTTTCTTCAATATTATCCAAGTTAATATTTTTTTTTAATAACTTAAATATATCATATATTTCTTTCCGTGGAGGACTATTAGATAACCCTCCATGTGTTAATGAAGTCGATACAAATATTTTTTTATAAATATTATTTTCTTGATGAATAATAATATCTTCTGGAACAACTAATTTATATAAAAAATCAGTGTTAAATTTATAAAAATCTTTTTTATCTTTATTTGGATACTGAAGTAATAATTTTATTGTAGGATTTTCTTTTTTTAATTCTAAATATGTATATAAATAAGGTATTGTATCATAAAGAAAATGATAATAATTATCAAAGTTATAAATAAAGAAAAATACATCTTCTTCAATTATATTTGAATTTTCTATTTTATTAATTTTATTTTGATACACGTTATTATCATAAAATGTTTCTTTATTGAGGGACATTACCTTTTCATCATAAGGATTAATAATTAAATTATAATTATTATCATTATTATTAACATTATTTTTATTTTGATTTTGATACAATAATATATTTGGGTAAAATTGATTCCTACCAATAATTTGAATATTATTTATAAATGTATATGCAATTATTCTACCATTTTCATCTTTATCTTTTAAATTAATTAATTTTTGATTTTTGAATGACTCTATATTCATTTTATATTTATACTTCGTAGTAATAAAATTATATTTTTATTAATACGAAGTATAAATATGTTTAATTACTTATTATTTGATTTAGATAATACATTATATAATTATGAATTATGCTATAAAAATGCACTAGAACATGTTATAGATTATATTCATCAAAAATATAATTTAAATAAACATGATTTGTATACTAAATTTAAAAAAATAAAAAAAATATTTCAAAATACAATAATAAATAATGCATCATCTCATAATAAGTGTATTCAATTTAAAAAATTATGTGAACATTTCCATTTGCCTTTAGAAGAAGCGATATGTTTATATAATTTATTTATAGATGAATTTGACAAGAATTTAGTATTGTATGAATTTGTAGAAGATTTTTTACAATTTTGTACTTCTAAAAATATAAAATTATATATAGTTACAAATAATTTATTTTACGAACAAGTGTGCAGATTAAAAAAATTAAATATATTAAAATATTTTGATAAAATTTATAGTAGTGAAGAATTTGGTTTAGAAAAACCAGATACTAAATTATTTTATTCAATATTACAAGAAAATAATATTAATAAGAATGAAGTAGCTATGATTGGTGATTCTTATAAAATGGATATCGAAAGTGTTAATTTAATTGACATATATGCATTTCATTTTAATCATAATTTTGAAGGTGATTTAACTATTGGAAAAGACTATACTCATTTTAAAAATTATAATCATTTATTAACTTTTTTTCAAAATTATTATAAAGAATCAGAATTATTTATTAAATTATCTACATTTTGTGGAGAAAGATATGATTTAGTACAAGCTGGTGGAGGAAACATTTCATTCAAATTAAATAATCTTATGTTTATAAAATCATCAGGTTGTTTATTATCCGATATCGAAATAAATAAAAACTATGTATGCATTGATAAAGATTATATTAATAATAATGTCAAAAATATAATTGATGAAAATAAAAAAATTAGAGAACAAGAAGCAAAAAAATATGTCGACGAATCTATTTATTTTTTAAAAAATTATAAACCATCTATAGAAACTACAATGCATGCATTAACTAAAAAATATACAGTTCATTTACATCCTTTACAATTTTTGAAAATATGCGCATTTGAAAATTGTCAGGAATTATTAAAAACACAGTTTGAAGATTTTTGTTTTATTAATTATTTTACACCCGGTATTGATGTTGCTTTAGAATTAAAAAAAAGATATAATAATGAAGATGTTATATTTCTTAAAAATCATGGTATTGTTTTAACCCAAAATTCAGTAGATGAATTATATAATTTACTAGATAAAGTGATTTACTTATTGGAAAATATAACAAATATAAATTTTAATACAAGTTTAAATTATAATGAATATAAAATAACAAATTATATTTCAAAATTGATGAATAATATTACTAATACTAATACAGTGTCATTTTTAAGCAACGATTATCAAATAAAAAATCTATTAAACTCTAAAATAAATTTTAAACCTTATTTTCCTGATAAATTAGTATATTGTGGAATTAGCATTGTTGTTTTAGAAAATATATATGAAAAAGATGTGGAAGAAATTAAAAATTATATATCTATAAATTGTGAAATACCTAAAATATTTTTATTAAATGAATATGTTTACATTAATTCGAATTCAATTAAAAAATGCATTGAGATTGAATCTTTATTAAAAAGTCATTTATTATGTTATAATGAAAATAATATAGTGTTGAGTGATAATGAAAATATTTATTTAAATAATTGGGATGCTGAAAAATACAGAAAAAAATTATAATTCTACACATATTCAGTAAAAAAAGATTTTTATGTTTTTATTTTTATGGTTTGTTTTATAGATTTTTTATTGGTTTTTATAAGGTTGGGTTTATGTATGGGTTGGTTATGTATGGGTTGGTTATGTATGTATGTATATGTTGTGCGCGGCGTGACTACCACCACCCATTTGATTGTTCGGTTGACTGGGCGTTTTGATACCTTCTTTTGATTCCGCCTAAAAGCACCAGCGGTGAAGGGAACACGGGAACAGCGGCGGTGATTGCGATTGTTATTTTGCGCGTAAACGTAATCACATTCTTCGTGGTAAAATGATTCGGGTTGGGGTGGGGAATGAAATCGCCGTTGCTGGTTTGCGTCATGCGTTCAATGCGAATTGATGTTGGCGTCACATTTACGATGCGACCATACTCGCGCATGCCCTTGCTCATGAATGAACAAATCGCTCCAATGTACTCGTTAGCCTGTCTTGAAGTTGTAATGCGAGTATAAGTTGTCACCGCTGCCATTGTATTCTGGTGTTCCTTGTCTTGTAAGCTGATAAGTATTTAAATATGTTTTGATTTTTCAATTTATATTTTTTACAATGTAAAAACCATGGAATATTTCATTATAAAAAAACAAAATAATATGACATAAAAATCATAAAAATAAAAGATAAATACTTAAAAATAATTCATTAAAACATTTCTTTTTTAGTTTTTCTATTTCTTTTGGACCTTTTTACCGAGCCAAATTTACCTTTTTTTGTAAAATAGCCATATTTCTCAAGACGCATTTCTTTCTTTGCCGTAAAATGTTTTTTTTTGCTTACAATGTAACCATTTTTACTATACAATAACTTATCTTTAGTGAGCTCACCGGTTGTCATATACGCAGTTCCGTTTGAAACTTGAGTTCTTGACCCGCGTATTTTTTCATACGTGTTTCCTTTAATGTTATAAAGACCCGTTTTTTTATCTCTCGTATATCCCATTTTGTATTTTTGTATAATTATTTATACTATATAATTATACAAAAAAATAATGTTTTTATAATTTATTTATTTTTATCATTTTAATTTCTCTCTTTATGCCGGGTATAATACCTTTTTTTCACTTTCATCAAAAGATTTAAAGTATTTCTTATAATTTTTGATAACATATTCCACCGACTTGTCTTTCGCCTTTGGATATAAATCTACTTCATACGCATCTTGTGACATGCTTGACGAGAGAACAGCGATAATATTTTCATCATCGTCAAATGAATTATACATTTTACGTATTGTCACTTTTCCAGTGGGCATTGTGAATATATTATACTTTCCACCTTTTTCAATTAGTACCACTTTTTCTCCAGAGGCTAAACTTTGCCACAATTCTTGTAATGGTTTATTTTTACCCCACACAGTGTCAGGGTCCGCCTCCATTTTTAATACACGTTTCGACTTTGAATTTGACTTTGATTTAATTTTCAGTGTTGTTTTAGAGCCCATCTTTTGCCATCGACGAACACCTAGTTTATTTGTTACAATTATCCACTTGTTCCCGTCATTGCCTTTTTTTATAGCACCCTCTTTAAATAATGTCGCACTTTTAGATGGTCCTTTTCTAGTTGACATCTATATATATGTGTATTATTGTATATTATATATAGATATTTTTTTATTCAATGAGAGCGGCGAGATTTACGCGATGAACTGCGACGAGTGCGCCCTTTGCTAGATTTCTTGCTAGATTTAGATTTATCTCCAATAAAAACAGACCCAAATTTTCCTTTTCCAATTGGAACCCAACCGGCTTTCTTGAGACGATTTTCGCGCTTTGCAGTGGCATGTTTGCGCCTTGAAACAATCCTGCCATATTTATTGTACATGAGACTGCTTTTCGTTAATCCGCCGACAGTTTTATAGGCAGTTCCGTGCATTACTTGGGGTCTTGACCCCCTAACGACCGAATAAGAATGTCCGGAAATATGATACGCGCCATTGGCACCTTTTTTATGACCCATTATATTATATTTGTTTGTTATATAATATAAAAAGAAAAAATTATAATTCAATATTTTCTTTTTAAACAAGCGTTATTTATTTTCCTAAATACAAAATATTTATACGACATTATCAACATCTTGAAAAACAAAGTGTTTGTGGACCTGCGACTGCCGGACCTACGCTACAATTTTGATAAGGAACATACCGATTGGTTGACGAGTAACCTGGTCCTGAACCACCAGGACAGCCTGCCCACTTTCCGAAAGCATTCAAGGGTTTATTTGCAAACTGAAAACGCCCGCCACCTTGAAATCTGGACGTGTTGATATTAATTGTGTTTCTTACATATCTTGGCACTAGACTCGTGTTGGCATCGTCAATGTTATATTGAAATACTGGAAGAGGACACGGTCCTCTACACAAACTTCTACCTTTAATATAAACCATCTATATATATATAAATGAATATATATATATATATAATATAAAATTAACTAGTATAACTAGTATATAAAAATAGTAGTTGTTATTATTATATATAATGTTACAATCATTTCGTAATTTAAAAATTGGTAAAAATAATATTATTTCAAAACTTGCTATAATTCATGATAATGTTACAATAGGAGATAATAATTTTATTGGAGACAACGTTATTATTTACCCTAATACAAAAATAGGAAATTATAATAATATTTTTAATGGGAATATTATTGGAGAACAAGCTATAAGTACGAATGATAAATATATGAAGTATGATTTAAATATTTGTAAAGGAGTTGAAATAGGTAATAATAATTTATTTCATATTAAAAATTTAATTTTTTCTGGAATTGATAGTCCTACAGTTATTAAAAATAATAATAAACTGTTGTCAGAAGTTCATGTAGGTCACGATGTATGTATTGGTAATAATGTTGTATTATTTCCACGAATTATTCAAGCAGGATATTCAATTTTTATGGATAATTCTAGTGTTGGTATGGGTGCCACAATTCAACAAAAATGTGTGATAGGACAATATAGTATGGTTGGTGGAAATAATATGATTACAAAAAATGTATTTCCTTATTTTGTAAATATTCAGAGTAAAATACATAGACTAAATAAACTAAAAACGCCTGACATTGTTAATGATAATGAAAATAATCTTAGAAAAATAAGTGAAGAATTTTATGATAACAAATTAGACCTGAGTAACTATGAACTTCCGGAAAATTTAAAAAAAGATATAGAATTATTTGTAAAAAACTGCAATAAATTTAAAAAATAATTTAATATATTTATTTATTTTTTATCTTATAAAAAGACCACCATTTAAATCTATATTTGCACCCTGAAAATAATTATTTTCGGATAATAATAATTCAACAATTTCTACTACTTCTTCTGGTTTTCCAAATCGTTTTAAAGGAATACTATTTAATATTTGTTCTTTAATATCTTCTTTTATAGTAACAGTCATATCACTTTCAATGTATCCGGGAGATATTACATTACATTTGATATTCTTATTTGAATTTTCAATTGCTAAACATCTATTAAAAGCAATTATTCCGTTTTTGCTCGCTGAATAATTAGTTTGTCCTATAACTGGTCTACTGGCATTAACAGAAGAAATAAATATTATATTTCCTTTTTCATTTTTTCTCATTTGATTTATTACTGGATTTAATATTCCATATATTGATGATAAGTTTGTATGAATTACATTATTCCATTCATTTAATTTCATTTTATGAAAAAAATTATCATTGGTTATTCCAGCATTTAATATAACATTGTCTATTTTATTTTTTTGAGTAATATTAGTAACTAGTTCAAATGTATTTTTTATATCTGATATATCACACTTGTGACTTTCAAAATTCATATTTTTAAATAAATCAGGAATAATGCCACTTTTAGATAAGTTAATAACTTTATGATTTTTATTTAATAATTTATTTGCAATTATTTTACCAATTCCATTTGTTGCACCTGTTATAATAGTTGTTTTTAACATATTAAAAGTTTATAATATTTATAACTATATTATATTATTTTTTTATACTAAACTATTTATTTACTATTTGTTATTATTAAAATAATTATTTACATATTCAAATACATAAAATCCGACAATTGAAGACGGTATGCTTCGCATTAATGGATATTGGACACCTTTGTACAAGTTAATCAAATTATAATTTATATCTCTTTTTGCAATAATTTGATTTTTTATATTATCAATTGGGTACGTGAAACCCCAAACAATAAATGAAGATGCAATTCCTGATAAATATATAGGATAATTATCAGTTCTAAAATAATTATAAGAATATAAAAAAACCGTTGAACCCGACATGTTTCTAACATATTCCAAACCTCCACTTTTCAATAATATTTTTTTTGTTATACCATCTGTATTTTTTAATAAGGTGTTTTTCAAAAGCAACACATTATATGGTAATGTAATTCCCGTAGATATTAAACTTGCGCAAAATGAAGAAATTAAATTATTATTATATTTTTTTTTAAATTTATCAAACCAATAAAATTGTATACCTCGTTCAATCGAATTAGATAAAATTGACAAGTGAAGACCTTTGAATAATCCTTTATAAAAATTATCTTTAATATTCATTTGTGATTTTAGTTTCAACATTTCAAATGGATGAGAAATAATAGCTCTTGTAACTCCCATTGAAAATCCAGGAATAAATTTATTAAACTCTTCTTTATAATTAATAGTTGACATACATGCAATTATTAATAGTGATATAATTGTCTTTATTATTTTATTATATATTTATTAAATAAATAAACAAAATATATAATAAATATATCATAAATATACATATACTATTCATAATTTATTAAATTAAAATGAACTCAACATCAATTCCGATACCTCTCTTAGATTTGAAAAGAGAATTAATTCCCATAAGAAAAGACATTGAAAAAAAAATGAATGAAATATTTTTTGAAAAAACAAATTTTATTTTAGGGAATGAATTAGAAGTATTTGAAAATAACTTTTCAAAATATATGGATGTTAAACATTGTGTAGGTGTAGCAAATGGTACAGACGCTGTTGAAATTGCTGTAAATTGTTTAAATTTAAATAGTGATGATGAGATTATAACTCAAGCAAATACTTATGTAGCAACTTGCTTTGGTGTTACAAATAATAAAATAAAACTCAAGTTAGTTGACATAGATGAAGAAACGTACCAAATGAACTTGGACGAACTTGAAAAAAAAATAACCAGTAAAACAAAAGTTATTATTGTCGTTCATTTGACGGGAAGTTGTTGTAACATGGATAAACTTATGGAAATTGTTAACAAATATGATTTAATATTGATAGAAGATTGTGCACAAAGTCACGGTGCTTGTTTTAATGGTAAAAAACTCGGGTCATATGGTTTGATAGCAACACATAGTTTTTATCCTGGAAAAAACTTGGGTGCATTTGGTGATGGAGGCGCTGTATGTACTAATAATAAAGATATTTGTTATAAAGTACAACAAATTAGAAACAACGGGTCAATTGAAAAGTATAAACATGAAATCTTTGGAAGAAATTCAAGACTAGATACAATACAAGCAGCAATATTGGATATAAAACTTTGCAATTTAGAAAATAATAATGAAAAAAGAAGAATGAATGCAAATTTATATTTCGAATTACTTAAAAATGTATGTGAAATAAAATTACCAAAAATAGAAAATGGTTGCCTCCCAGTTTATCATTTATTTATTATTATTGTAAAGAATGAAAAGAGAGACAAGTTAAAAACATATATGGAAAATAATAATATTGGAGTTGGAATCCATTACCCTATAAGTATATCAAATTTAAAATGTTATGAAAATTATTTTGAAGGTAACTGCATCAATGCAGAGAAAAATAGTAAAAATATACTGTCTTTACCAATGTATCCCGATTTAACAGTGGAAGAAATTAACACTGTCTGCAGTGCAATAAAACAATTCTTCAATAATTATACATAATAATTATGTATATTATAATATATTATTATATTATACATAACTATAATAGAAAAATATGGAAAATCGTATTACAAAATATAAAATATTTAGCTTAACTCCTATAGTAACAGATGGAAAACCAGGTGAGTTAATTGATTTAGATTTAAAAAAGATATGTTTAAAACATGACATACCATTTACCATTAGTAAATGCTTTTACATAAACGAATTGAACTCAGAGTTGTCAAGAGGGAATCATTCAAATAATAATGCTTCTGAAATATTAATTTGCTTGAAGGGCACATTTGAAATAAAACTTCATGATGGAGTAGAAGAAAAACTATTCAAATTAAATAAAAACGACGCAATATATATAAACAAAAATATTTGGATTAGTTACTATAATTTTAATGATTGTTTAGTCATGGCATTTGTAAATATTATTGTTGATGATAAAACAAGTTGTTATAATTTCAATGACTTTATTTCAAACAATAACAAGTAATATAAAAAATAGATAAAAAAGTATAAAATAAAAATAATATATATGTATATATATATGTATATATATATATATATATATATATATAACATAAAATGAGTGTAAGCATTGTAACAATGGTAAAACATGAACATGATTTTATCAATGCATGGATTGAATATCATTATAAATTAGGATTTAGTCATTTTTATATACTGGTTGATAATATTACAGAAAAACAAAAAGATTACGTTATTAAAGAACAATACAGACAATGTGTTTCACTTATACATACGAATGATGCTGATATTAACTTTTATAACGAATATATTCAAAATGAAGGGGTACATTTATCAGCAGTACTTCATGACTTATTAAACAATAAAATAATCCAAACGAATATTATAAAAGAAGAATGGGTAATTGCAGTTGGAGTCGACCAATATATTTACTTGAATGGTAATACTATTCAAGAATATTTGAATCACATAGAAGAAGATTGTACACAAGTCATAATTCCATGGTCTTTTTGTTTTTTTAATAATAACAATTCAAATTTTGATAATTTTTTAGAAAATTTTAAATCATATAAAAATGTGTATGGATGGGGAGGGCATTCAAACGGACTTATTAGAAAAAGTAATTTATTACGAATAAGTGGAAATTCACACAGTTTTGAATCAAAAACACCACAACAAAAAGTATTTATAATTGATGAATATTATGTTATGCCGCCTAGTTTATTACACTGCATACATTTTGGCATTGTTGAACAAAAGTTGAATACTTTGCCATTTGATCAAATAAAGATAAGTAGTTTTCACATATTGTTAAGAAATGTAAATGAAGATTTCATAAAACTTAAGTTTTTTTGGAATCGTACAAAACAACATAATCATGATAATATTAATAACTATTTTTTTAATTTATCACTCAGTATAAAAAACAATTCAAATATAGAAACACACTATAGGGGAGCAAATGAGACCAGAAATGTATTATTAGAAAAACAAATAGAATTAAAATTTCCAAAACTTGAAATTAAAAATGGTAGTGAACATTATGACGCATTGATTTTAAATGAACTAAATAAACATGGTGTACAAAAAGAGGAATTTGAAGTTTGGAAAAATAATTTTTTTACATAGACATACATATCAACTATTTTTTATTTGTTTTGTATTTTATAATTTCAATGACTTTATTTTGAATAATAGTAATTAAAAATGGAGCTGTGGTTAACGTATATTTATTCTAAATAATTTACTATTTCTACGTATGAAATTATGCCGCGCTGCAGGTGCACCTTTGAATGTAAAAATCAAGGTGTCAAAATAATATTATATATTCCATTAAAATAACATAAATGCCATTTTTCATTGTTTTTATATTGCTTTAAACAATCAAATGCCCTTATCATTTGTTCTTCATATTTATAAAATAGTTTGTATGTGTTAGAATAGTATACTAACCCCCAAGTTGTAATTTCATTCAAACTAGAAGCGGTTATAAATGAGTTGGGTTCTATTTTTCCAATTTTCCAATTATTATCATTGAAAATTACTTTAGCAAAAACTTCCACATTCAATTCCCCTGACATTCTATTAAATCTTTCTATATTACTTGAATCCTGTAAATAAGTCCAATAAGAAAATAAATAACTTTTTATATAGATTGAAGGAACACAAATTAATGTCAAATTTATACCACCATATTCATGACCGTTATAGCACCAATAATGTAAGTCTTCTTTGTTTTCATATAAACTTGAAACATCGGGAAAAGGAAACAAGTGTAAAAAATCAGATCGAGTTAAAATTATGTACTCATAATTTTGTTCAAATATGTCGCCAAATGTTTTACCAATTTCATAAAAGTTATAATATATATTCAAATGTGAAATATTCAAGTAATTATTACAATTAAATAACTTATTGTAATTGATAAATATTTCAGTAACATTGGGCGACTCATATATTATCTTATTTTCAGTTTTGAATAAATCTATATTTTTATCAATGTCTGTTCCTGTTTTTTGAGCCATTATAAATAAATCCGCTTCTAAAGGTTCTAATAAATTTTTATATAAGTTTCCTATTATTTCTTTTACAGAACGTAGCTGTCCCCACATGCACACAGCATATTTTTTCATGAATTTGTCGTGTTTGAATAATAGATAATTATTGGAAACAACAAGAAATAAAAAATATAAAATATATAAATGTTATATTTTTTATTTTTTTACGAATAATTAATAATTATGAGTATTTTTATTATGCAATTCATCATCTAATAAATGATTAACATCATAATTTTCAAAATAATTTCTATTTCTAATATAGTCTACAGCTGACGATGATGCATCGCCTCTAGTCATTTTTATTTTACTAAAAAATTCCCACGACTGAATTGCATAATGATTTAAATGCAAACAACTTTGATTTAAAATATCTTCACATGTGAATATAAAGTTATTATCATGATATTCTTTAACATTTCCATCACTTGTAATAATTAATCCGTTATTATTTGTAAAAGATTGATGTAAATCAATTTTGATTAAATTTTTTGTTAGTGTGATACATTTTCCATTAATTAATTTATAATTATTATAAATTTCTCTTTTTAAAAAAGAATGTATTATATTTTCAGTTTGATTAACATGACCATTGGAACCAAACATTTTCCATGGTATATAAATTTGTATAATATCTTTATTCAAACTTGATAAATATTGTTTTATAGTATTATAATTTTTTCTTGCGTAAAGAAATTCGTCTAAATCGACAACAATAGCCCAATCATATTTTTTTACATCATTTATATAAAAATTCAAATGTTTAACTTGTTGATGTCGTTCAGGATTAATGTTTAATGAAACAGTGCCATTTTTAATATATTTATCTAGTATGTCAATATACCCATCGTCACTTCCATTATCAGTCAAAAAAAAATGGTCTACGCCTTCTTTTATATAATGGGTTATCCATTCTTCTAAAGCATGTTTTTCATTTTTGAAAATACTTACTACACAAATACTAGGCATATTATGTTGTATATTATATATGTATTATTATTTATATTATTATTTATATTACAATATTTACTATATATAATATACATATATTATGTCTTACATTTATGTCTTACATTTATGTATTACAATTATTTTTTAGCGCATCATACTCTTCTTCAGTAATTATAACATAAGGGGATGAATTTAATTCATCTAGAGTATATTCATTATGCGACTGGTCTGGACGCACTCGTTTATACACGTATTGTAATCCATTGAATGACTTGTACACAACCCAACTTCCAACTTTAAATACACCAGTTAAAATTAAACTACATGTTAAATCCATTAAAAAAAATAATACCATTTATGGAATGATTACAATGATTAATGTTGATATTGTTTGTTATCTACAACTATTTATATATTTATATATTATTATTAATAACTATTAAAAAATGCATTACCCAATGCGTGTGATGTTACCTTCAGAACACCTTAACAGCTTATCGGTAATTGCCTTATCCAAGTCGCTATCCTTATCTGCAAATTCTTCTAAATTTTTGACTGATATTATAATACCCTTTGCGCCAGGAACTTTTTCTGCAAGTCGTAAAATACTGTATATATTTTTGGCAACATCAACAATAGATGCTCCTAAATCATAATAAATAAGGCACTTATCATTGAATTCATTTAGAGAGCCATTTGCACCAATGATAACATAATCATGTAATTGCATTGCATCAATTGTATGGCGTGCATCAGAATTCTCAACATGTGCAGGTATCATGGGAGCATAATGCCTGAATAACTGTCCTGGACAATCCATCCCTGTTTTTTCATCGTCATTACCCAAACGAACATAATATTCTAAATGAAATGGAACATTATGTGCGTCTAAAATTCGTTTTATTCTATTTCCACCAATTAAACCGGTGCGGAGAACTGTTACTTTTAACGAGCCAGAAACATTTTCGTGTAATTTTATTACAGATGATTCAATGCCGCATCGTGAAAATCTATTTTCCGAATCATCTAAAATTACTAAATTACGATTATGAAAATCATTCGCGACATGCTGAGCCGTATAGGGTGAGCAATGTCCAGATAGATTGGCACTTGGTGCAGCGATTAGGCACGAGCACTCATTTATTAGTGCAAGAGCTACACTATCATTCGGCATTCTAACACCTACAAAACTTTTACCGGCGGTTACTTCCTTAGGCACTATATCCGATGCTCGTAATACCAAGGTTAATGGTCCAGGCCAGCACTCTTTTGCAATAAGAAGCATGGCACGTAATTCCAATTGTGTCAAATTTGTTATTTTTGAAAGTTGAGACATTTGAGAAAAGTGTAAAATTATTGGATTATTATTGGGTCGTCCTTTCCATTCAAATATTTTATTAACAGCATCTGGATTTAATCCGTCGGCGCCCAATCCATAAACCGTTTCTGTTGGAAATGCGACCAATCCACCCGACATGATTTGTCTTTTACACCGGCGTAATGCTCTTTCAGTCGGAGCGTATATTGTGGGATACTGTTGCATTTTTGTTCTGATTTTATAATGTTGTAAATCCATATTTATTATCAATATTATCAATTTTTTATTTAAAAAGAAATCTAAAATTTCATACTATTTGTAATTTTTTAAGAAATTCATATTTAATTTTTCAATTAACTGTATTATTTAAAAAATTGAAAATGTAACAGTTGCCTCATACATGTAGTAAAAAACCAACGGTCTATAAAAGCTTCACCTGAATAAAATGACGACTGCTGAACAAACCACCATAATGGAAATTAACGGAAGACCGTTTTACGTGAAATCTGACGAAAAAGGTATTCCTCATTTGTATGACATTGACACAAATGAGGATGTAGGATACTGGTGTCAAAAAAGTGGAACATATGTTATGTTTTCACCTTATGAACAAATTATGAATAGGTTGAAGCGTTTGAATGAGGAAGATTTGAGAAATGACAGAAATAATGTAAAGGAAAAAGAAACAGAAGACGACGATTCAGTCGAAGACGACGACTCAGTCGAAGACGACGACTCAGTTGAAGACGGTGAAACAAAAATAACAGAAAACTTGTGGTCAAACAATGTATTTATCAGATTCTTTATTTTGATGATGATTTACAAAATGTTTCAAATTTGTGTTCAATCCATTTATGTTGACTTTGCATTTGCATTTGCATTTACAATTTTATATACCAAAATGGTAAAAGTTGCGTCTTCGGAATTATAAGTTGTATATTTATTTATAAATAAATTAATGCGTTTTATTTTTGACTTTATAATATGAATTATTTTTTTTGTAAAAAAATTAATAATATTATAATATATAATTATGACGACTCCAATTCAAAATCTTTACTTGAATGGTGCAATTTTCAATGGAACAGTTGCTGATTTTGCAACATATACGCAAATTACCATGAACCCTGATTATAGTCCAAATCTTAACCATTCACTTGCACATAAAGCATATGTCGATACTGTGATTGCAAATGTGCCTGCTGGTGCTACAGGAGCCACAGGAGCCACAGGAGCTGATGGAGCCGCAGGAGTTGATGGAGTTGATGGAGTTGATGGAGCCACAGGAGACACAGGACCCGCAGGAGCTGATGGTGCTCCAGGAATAAATGGACTTAATGGAGTTGATGGAGCTGTAGGACTCACAGGACCCGCAGGAGCTGATGGAGCTGTAGGACTCACAGGACCCGCAGGAGCTGATGGAGCTGTAGGACTCACAGGAGCCACAGGACCCGCAGGAGCTG